CATTGTCCTGTGTCAGACCACACAGGGATGTATCAGACTATGACGGACAATCTGCCACCAGAAACCCGGACCGTCAAACCGCAGGACAAGCGGTCCCGTATCTACTGGCCCCCCAACGAGTTCGCGCAAATCGAGGAAGTGGCGCGGAGACGTAATGCGCGGGACCACACAGACTTCGATGCGGTGGACATCATCAAGATCGCCACTCGGCGCATGGTGGCCGAAGAACTCGGCTCGGAGGCCGTGTGACCGCATTTCCTACGCCCCCATCTAACTCCTTACCGGACAACGCGGTGCGTAGCGCTCCAGCTACGGAAGTGGCGCACCCCCGCTACGTCATCCTATGGGACGGCAGGCGATTGACCTACCTCTGCCCTGAGTGCTCCGAAGCCTTGGAGGTTGTGGAGTTCCAGGGTGAGCGCACGGCGCTGTGTGAGGAATGCGGCCCGTGGGTGGTCGAGCATGACGGAGATTGCACGGGTGACCCCCCGCAGTACGTGGATCGCACCTCCCTGCATCGCCCCAAGGGCTTCATGTGGTGTGATGCATGTGGGGGAGATGAGGTCGAGACTGATCCTCTCCGCTGCAAGCGCTGTAAGACCGACCGTTACCTCACGCCAGTAAACCCCCATACGAATGCAGGCTGGCCAGCATGAGCCGCTTTGAAGTAACCCTCACCGTCTGGCTGCGCGCTGAGTCGCTGGAGGATGCCATCGAGTTGGAAGAGAAGATCATTGATCTCCTCGACGACTTGGATGAAGTCAGCAGTGTGGGCAGTGGTGGTGTTGAACCCTCGCCTCCGGAACAAGCAGAGGACGCATGAGCCTGACGCCTGAGGAAACCGTCCGGCTTACCGTGGCCCTCCACCTCTATCACAAATCAGATGGCTCGGTGCGAGCCATGGAGCCCGTGCGCAAGCTGGTCGAGGAATTAATTGAGACCTCAGGGTATCCCACGGAAGCTGAGTTAGAGGAATCGCGGCCCCGTCGGAGTGAGGCGTAACGATGCGTAATGATTGGTATGTCCTATCCCTGCTCGCCGGCTTAGTCGCTGCTGCCGTGGCGTTTCTCATCTTCGTGACAATGGTAGTGATCGAAGGGGTGAACGTATGATCTGCGGCTACTGCCACGACGGACGATGCACCCTGCATCCTGGGGGAAAATGCCGCGAACCATGTCCGCACGGATACGACCCGAACAAGTGCGCCTTGGGATTCCCCGGCTGTGTCTGCGCCGATGAATTGGAATCTGAGTTGGAGGATTGGGAGGGTGAGTCCATGCAAGAGGGAGACATGGAAGCATGAGGCAAAGAGCAGCAGCGCCGACTGATGAGGAATTTGTAGACCTTCGCTCACTTGCTGAGCGCGAATTGGACAACGCAGTGTCGTGGCTCCGACGTTACGACCGCCCTGGCAGTTATCGCACACTGAGCGATGGGCGACGGGTGACGTATCGCGGCGGTCCCTTTAGTTCCTGCGAAATCGCGGAGCCTGATGCGGTGCAAGAGGGAGACACAGAGAAGCCATGAACGTGCATCCAGTAGCGCAACTGTTTCCGCCGATGATCGAAGCGCAGTACAACGCGCTCAAGGAAGACATCCGGGAAAACGGCCAGCGCGAGCCTATCACCCTCTGGCGTGGGCAAGTGATTGACGGTGTACACCGTGCCAGAGCCTGTGAGGAGTTGAGCCGCAAGCCGCTGGTGCGTGAATGGACGGGCGAGGAAAGGAGCCTGACGGCCTATGTTGTCTCGCTCAATTTGCATCGTAGGCACCTGAACGACAGCCAGCGAGCAATGGTCGCTGAAAAGATTGCCGCTTCGGGCACTAGCAGGAACAAAGAAGATCGTTCCAAATCCGGAACGATGTCCCTGGACGCTGCCGCCAAGCTATTGAACGTGGGCAAATCGACTATTGGTGAGGCTCGCATTGTGAGGCGTGACGGCATTCCAGAATTAGCGGCGGCGGTAGAACGGGGAGAGATGGCGGTTTACCCTGCTGCGAAAATTTCAAAGCTCCCCGACGCGGAGCAGCGGGCTGCTATGACCGCCCCCCCCAAGGTGCACCGCAATCAGCACACGAACCGGAACCCCGTGAAGGCAGCAGCGGAGCGTATCCATCGTACTGTGGAATCCATCGTCAACCTCACCGAACTCTTAACCGAGGCGTTGCCTCAGATGAACGGCGACAAGCGTCGTTCCGAATGGGCGACCAGGCTTCGGGATGTGCGAACCGATCTCACCCGATTCATCACGGAGTGTGAACGATGAGTAAGACCACCATGCCGCAGCCAGACTACACGCACGAATGGCTGCGGATCGACCAGCTCCGACCGCATCCCGACATCCAGCGTTCGCTGGTCAAAGCACATGCGGAAGCTATCGCTGCGGCTTTTGATCCCGATGCGTTCGGTGAGTTATATGTCCTCAAGACGGCCCGGGATTACCTGATCTGGGATGGTCAGCACCGATGGTATGCCGCGGGGAAGGCATTGGGTGAAGATCAACAGGTTTACTGCCGCGTCTATGAGAATGTCACTGCGGCAGAACTGGCCAAGCGCTCTCTGCTGCTGAACACCCAGAAGAAGTGGACCTCGATTGCCAGTTACCTCGTGCGGGTCAAGGCGGGAGAGTGGAGGGCGCGCACAGTGCATGGTACGCTCTACAACCACGGGCTGAAAATCGCAGCCGGTACAGAAGAGGGAAATGTCGCCGCCGTGGCTGCGTGTGACTGGATCATCGACAAAACGGGCGGCCCGGCTGCCCTAGATCGCGTTATCACGCTCCTCAAGAACGCATGGGGCAAGGATCGAGACGCCTACCATAACAGCCTGCTTCGGGGACTGGCTCTTGTCTGCAATGAATACAATGGGGCCATGGACGACAAGATGATGGCGGCGTGCCTCGCTAAGTCTGGGGGGCCGGCAAAGATGATTGGGCGCGCGCGGGATCGCTCCAAGGTCGATGCGACCAACGTCCCCGTCGCCGCAGCCCGGACCATCGTGAGCGAATACAACAAGGGCAAGGGAAAGAATCGCTTGCCGCCGTTTCCGGCATGACGATCGAGCATCGTTGGGTTTCCCGTGGTGGAGTCCAGATCACCGGCCACCAATATGTCGAGCACACCGAGGCCGTACTCCGGGCGTGGTGGTTACGGGAAGCCGAACGGACCTATCAGCGCGAAGTAACCCGGGCCACTGTCCCGGTGAAGCCCCGACGATTGGAGGTCGCGTGAACTGCGAACGCTGCAATGGTCCCTGTTGGGATAACCGAGAGCGCATCGCCTCAGGGTGGAAGGGACCGCTCTACAAGTGCAAGGATCGGAATTGCGGCTGGGTGCAGTGGCCGCCCCGAGCTTCCCGCGTCGGCGCAGCTCCTGCACGGAGCAATGGTACCACCAGTGGGTATTCCTGGGGCGAGCTTCACCGCACCTATGCTCGCTGCCATCAGATCGCTGGGCGAGTGGTAGGAGACAAGTCCCCGGATCTCCAGGCCGCGACGGCCACAATCTTCATTGCGGCGACGAAAATGGGTCTCAAAGTGGAAGGCGTCAGGACGACCCCGCCACCACCGCCTCCCCCTCCGCCAGAAGATGATTACGCGAACGAGGGCGAATACATCGACGATGGGGCGCCCTACTAGCCATGCCGCTATTGCTTCGTTGTTCGAGTTGTGGCACAGACAAGCCTCTCCCGGCGTTTCACCGGAATAAAGGGAAACGGCTAGGCGTAAATACAACGTGCCGCGATTGCGTCCGCACCTATGGCGCTGCAAAGTACGTCGCCATCAAATCAGATCCCCAACGGCGGCAAGCATTTACTCTGCGGTGCCGTATCAATAGCAGAACCTACATTGAGCGACACCGTACTGAGGTGTGCGAGAGGGCGAAGCAGCGACGGAAACAGGATGCTACGGCTACCCGAGAACGCGACGCCAAAAGTAACGCGACACCTCAGGCACATGCTCGTCGCCTGCTTCGGAACGCCATAAGACGCGGAGAAGTAATGCCTCCCGGATACTGCGAAGATTGTCACGGACCCGGTCCCTTGCATGGTCATCACGTTGACTACGACGCTCCGTTAGACGTTGTATGGCTCTGTCGCACCTGTCACGGACAGCGTCACCGCATGCCGATAGGGAAATAATGCGAGTCGGCAACGTAGACGTGCCGGAGCCCGATGACGACCCTGCTAGGCTTGCGGCCCTCTACAGTGGTTTTGCGATGTACGACGTGTGGCGTCGTGTTGTACTGGCAGCGTGTCGGGAACTGATCCGAGCGAGCGCCGCAATGGCCGGCCAAAAGCTGACCGAGGCACGGATTGAGGATATGAGTTACGTGCATCCCTCGTTCTTGCAATTCATGGAAACGCATCTTCGAGGAAGGACGATGTGGGAGGCTGAGGTTCAGAAAGGTGGCATAGGCGGATGAATGGCGGCTATGCAGGGGCCAGCAACAAGCACCGGGCCCCATCCCAGGCTTACGACGCCGTGTTCCGCGTTGGCGACATGGTGGTGTGGTTCCGCGCGGGCCGACCGGCTCGACCCAAGGAGGAGCAGAAGCCGCTGAGCACAAAAGAGATTGAGACGGTGGTCGTGGATATGAAAGCCTTACCCCGGGTCAACGCCAATCATCCCTGGTTGAAGGGGGAAGATCCCTACCTCGATACTCCGGTAGATGTGGCCCGGAAGGCGAGACAGGAAACAGGAGTCCGGGAGTGGTGCCGGGAGAACGGGATGCTTCTCCTGGGTGACTCCCCGGTGAAAGAGGCGGCAGCGTGACGATACAAGAGCTGGCCCATACCTGCCTCGCCCGCAAGAGGCCCATCCGGGGCTGGAGGATTGAGCGGTTAGAGGGGAAGCGCTGGATCGGCTGCGGGCACCTGATGCCAATTGAGGGAGAGGAATCGCCGCAGCACGTCGTCAGCCGCTTCATACAGTACGCGCCCTTCTACCGGGACCAGGCCCACACGCTGAGAGCGGAGGCCCTGTGAGCAAACAGAAGCTATCCGCGGCGGCTGTCGAGGCTCGCGCTACGCTTGCGGAGTTTCTCCGCAACAAGCTGAGTCCAGATGATCTGCGCCGGGCTAGTCGTCTGACGGCAGCCTATGTTGCGGCGGTGGCTAGCACTCGACCGAGGCAAAGTTCGATGGCTGAAATGATAGACGTGTTCTTTAATGGACGAGCGGCGAAATGAACCGCCGGGTTATCCAGAACAAGGGTGGTCGTCGCTTCGCAGGCCGGGAGGACAAAGCGCTGCTTGAGGTGGTTCGTCAGCGCCAATGCCTCATTGCCGGCAGGACCGCGATGCTGGAGAAGTGGTCCGGGGTGTATCCCAACAAGCAGCTCGTTGCCTATGAAGTACGGCACGTCTGCTCAAATGGGAAGTCAGAACCCCATCATCCGGTGACGAAAGCTCGCGGCGGGTACGACCAGGACTGTATAGCACTTTGTCATGACGCTCATCGAGAACTTCATGACATTGGGACCAAAGCCTTTAACGCTCGTTGGAAAGTTGCGATCCCAGTACGAGCGAGCGAGTTAACGGGATAAGCAACCCTATCACCGAAAGGATTGGCCTATGATGGGAACCACGAGTCCCTCATTGTCAGGTAGTGCAGTGCGAGAGCGTCCGAAGGTAGAAGTGCTGATGGAGCGATTTGACAAGCTGCTGGCTGTGGCGGGTGAGCACATCACCCAAACAGAAATGGTCGCTGATCGTGTTGTCGGATCGGTGCCGCAAACCGCCAGCGTCCCCATCCAGAACGGGGCACCGGGACTCGCGCTCGTTGGAACCCTGGAGGAGTATCTCGGGCGATTAGAGCGGCTGAATAACCGACTGGGGACGGCGAACGAGCGTATCATGACGGCAGTGTAGCGGGTTAGCAGGGTAAGCCGTTTGGCGGCGTCGGCCCAAAACAAACCGCCTCCTTTCTGGGAGAAGGTAGGAGCAGGTAACGCGCTGGGTCACGTTCCAGCTAGGCGCTTGGTCGGGACGCCGAAAAGGAAGCCGGGTCGTTCCTGGTTCTTGACCACTCAGAGATAGTGTCCGAGACTGGTGCCCGTGTTAGCGGCCCGGTATAGCGGGGTTCGATTCCCCGCCTCGGATTGGAAAGTCCGCGCGGAGTCCGAGCAGGGGCTAGGCCCGCGAAAAGTATTAACCCCTGCCCTGGCGGACGGGACTCACTCTCTGAATCCGTCCAAGGAAGCCCCTAAGAGAGCTGGATGCGAGTACGGCCCGGCGAGAAGCCGGGAGCCAGGGTCGGCTTCGGATGCCTACCGAAGGCTCGCATTGCTCGATTAGCTCAGCAGGTAGAGCAGCGCATTCGTAACGCGCAGGTCGCTGGTTCGAGTCCAGCATCGAGCTTGAAAGAAGTTCACCTGTGAGTTGGGGGGAATACACCCAGTGGCCGATACCAGCACTCAACAACTCGAAGCAGGTCGAGCCTTGGATGCGCTCATTGCCGAAAAGGTGATGGGGTTTGTTCGCGTCCGAGTGCCAAAGGATTACGATGGTCAGAACGGTGGCGAGGTTCTGGTGCCAAGGAATTTCCCTAGCGACTGTAGCTGGGCGCCGAAGGGTGCTTACGGATTCCACTGCTTCGTACCGCGCTATTCCTTTGACATTGTGGATGCCGTGCGTGTGTTTGAGTGCTTGGCGTTCTGCTCCCCGAAACTACATCGCTTCGTCTGCCCAGATAGATGGTTGGCCGAAATGCAGCGAAGGGATGAGTCGGGTGAATGGGTGAGCGCAACGGCCGCGAACGCGCCTCTTGCTATTTGTCTCGCTGCGTTGAAAGCGGTTGGGGCGTGACTACTGCGTTGCGGGAGCCTGACTTGTTCTCCCAGGACTGGCGGAAGTGGAGCGAGCGGGAACACGCAACCCTCGCGCTCTATGGGGACCGGCAAGGGCGTATCCCAGATGAAGCCGCGGTACAGCTCGGAAGGGATTTCATGGTCATCCGGCCGGCATGCGCGATCCTCCACACGCAGGGGTTACTGCGGGAGACCGGCGTGCGTCGGAAAGCTAGAAGGCGATCAGCCGCAGAATTAGTTATCACCGAGAAGGGGTTAGCCGTGTTAGGCGAGTTGGGTCGTGGGTCCAGCGAGAGCGCCGCCTAATGGACACGGGCGCGTTATTTGGGTCGGGTGATGACCATGCCGCCGCCTGATGACTACGGAAGCCGAGGGGGGTGCCTGGATCGAGGTGAAGAATCACCACCAGTTCCAGCACTACCGAGACCGCAATCCTCCGTGGATCAAGCTCTACGGTTCGACGTTCAACGATTGTGCGTTTACCGAGCTGCCCGACGCGAGCAAGCTGCTCCTGATCGGATTGTGGGTGCTGGCGAGCAGGACGCGGAACCATACACCGCTCAAGCCCAAATGGATCACGTCGCAACTCAGTTTGACGGAACGCTTGGACCTGCAACCTCTAGTGGATGCGGGCTTTATCATCATCCACAAGCGCGCCGCTAGCGGATTGCTGACAAGTCGTCAGCAAGACGTTGCTCTAAGTAGAGAAGAGGGAGAGGGACAACTGCAGGAAGAGAAGAGCCCAGAGGTTATAAGGAACTTAGTACTGGAAAGCCTAAGATCTTCTACAGGAAGAGAAGCAAAGACGATGCCGCAATGACGGATCGGAAAGCCCAGGCGCTCCAGGAACTCCAGACGGCACCCCCCAAGCTGCCGGTGGAGACGCCAGCGCCTCGGGAAGATCCCACCGTAGCCGTGAGATGGGCGGGAGACTTGCCCACGCTCTTGAAAGTCCTGGAGGAAACGACGGAGTGTTTCCCCCGGAGGAAGTTGTGCGCCAAGCTCCCGAGTGGGTTGCTGATCTCGATGGTGCGGAACCAGGATCTCACGGTGACGCTGACTATCCCCCAGGAGTGTGGAGGGAGCGCGCAGTTAACCCGGGATACCCAAGATGTGCAGGCGCAATTCAGCGAGTGGACGCAGACGAAACGGAATGATGAGAAGGGCCGGCACTTGATCTTGCAGCGTCCCTAACCCGGAGCCCACTTGTGGCCTATCAGTTGACCTACCGACAACGGCAAGAGAAGAAATATTTGCTTGCCATTCGCAAGAGTACTCCGGTCTCGCTCCGCGAGTTCACGGCGGAAATCCTGTCGAGCCGGAAGATGTTCCGTGCGGTGGAGGCAGCGATTGAGTCCACCGCAGAGGGCCGGCAGAATCGCAAGACGGCGGGCTGGGAAGCCAAGAAGTCGCGGGCACACAGCCGAGCCGCGGCGACGATCAAGTGAGACTCAAGGACTGGCAGTGGACCGCGCTCTTGGTCGGCCTTTTTGTCCTGGGGGTGCTGGTGTTGCTCAAGGTGCTTACGTCTCAGGGGGGAACCAAGTGAGCCAGGTAAAACGCGACGGGCCATTCACAGGCCACCAGTACGGGACGCTCGTCCGTGCATTGGATCGGGCACTCTACGCCTTCCAAGGGCTGGGATTCGATGAGAAGCGGCGGCTCCTCCGATGGCTCTGCGATGTATTCCAAATCGAGCCAACGCGATTATGAGCCCGGTGACTTCTGGCTCTCCTCGATCCCCCCAGAGGAACCCATGAACCAGCCTCTGGTCCTGAGCCTCTTTCCCGGCATCGGGTTGCTGGACATGGCCTTTGAACAAGAGGGATTCTGCGTGGTACGCGGGCCGGATCTTCTCTGGGGTGGAGACATTCGGAACTTCCACCCACCGTCAGGGGTATTCCAGGGGGTGATTGGCGGGCCACCGTGCCAGTTCGCCAGCCAATTGGTGCATCTCGTGCGGGCCAATGGGCATCGAGTTGCCGAGAACCTAATTCCTGAATATCAGCGTGTCGTACACGAGGCTCAATCGGATTGGTTTTTGATGGAGAACGTGCCCGCCGCGCCACTCCCAGAGATTGCTGGGTACGGGATAACGGATCGAGTCATCGAAGATGTCTGGGTCGGTGGCGTGACCTCACGCCGGCGTCGGTTTTCGTTTGGGTTGCGTGGATACGCTAACCTCAGCAGTCAACTTCTCTTTCGAGTAGAACAAATGGCCTTGCATACCGCGGAGCCAGAGAAGGCCGTCGTCTGCGATGCCAGAACACAGCCGGTCGCAATGCTCAAGGGTTTCAAGCGAAAGAAGCAGACGGGTGGCACGGCACCACATGAGGGGCCGCGCCTTTCTGTGTCTGCGATGCTTGAACGCCAAGGGTTATCCGGTGAGCACCTAGAAAACTGTCCCCTTACCGTGACGGGCAAGCGCGAGGCAGTTGGCAACGGGGTTCCTCTTCCTATGGGGAGAGCAGTCGCCAAAGCAGTGAAACGAGCGATGTATCCCGAATTGGTGGTGTCTCATGGGTAGCTCCTCACAGGGTGGGCCCCAGGACTACAAGGCGCTATGGGTGCGCATTCTTCGCCGCTATATCGCTGCGCCGGGTGTGTCCGTTGATGCGTGGCTTATCCTAGAGGAAACAAAAGAGGAGCGTTGGAGGCGCGAAGCTCAAGCAGAGGTTGATGAGATTTGTACTTCATTTAATGATGAGAGGGTGGGATGATCCCCTCCCCAGGACTGAATGTGACGGCTGATGAGTGGCCGTGGTGGCAGAAACACTTTCCGTCGCCGGAGAGGTTTGCGCGGGAGATTTGGAGCCTCGCGCACGCCACGGTTAACGGCAAGCCGATGTTCGCGGACTCCGAAGCGATTCTCCAGGCGATGTTTGATGTGATCGTGACCCGTGAGGAGGAGCATGCAGCATGGGCTGAAAAGAACGGATGGATGCCGCCTCCATGACCTGCTCCAGCCGTGACGTGCATGAGATCGTCCAAGCTTTGAACGCTCTGGGGGATTGGCAACTGCCCGCGTGGCGCGAAAAGGCATTCGACTCCATAGATCGTTGGTATGCATCTGGGGTCCAGGCCGCCCGAGAAGAAGCACTCCAAGAAGGTAGGCGACATCTCGCGCGGGAAATTGTCGAGACGATCATAGCAGCGGGGTCTAGCGATCCGACCGAGGCGGTATCGCTTCTAGTCCAGCGTGCCTTGTTGCGTCCCCAGGAGAGCCCCAAATGAGTAACCCGGTGAGCCCTCAGGACGCGAGAGAGACCGTCGCCCTACCCTGCCCGTTCTGCGGCGCACTCCCGAAAGGTATTGAGAAGCGAGGCGTGCCGTTGGGGAGCCGCTTCCTGATTCGCTGCCTCAACGAGCGTTGCCCGGTACAGCCCTTTGTGCAGGCCCCCGAAGAGGACGTAGTGCTCTATCGTTGGAACACTCGGGCCTTGCTACCACGGGACGATAGTCTGCGTGAGGCCATTCAGCAGGCATACCTTGCTCTTGATGACGGGCGAATAGAGGAAGCGCGCGCCCTCTTATCACATGGAGTTTTAGATGTCTGAGTCAGCGAGAGAGACCGTAGCCCGGTGGCTGGAAGAATTTGAGGCTGTCCTGGAGGACTTGCCTGAAGAGCACGGTCCTCCGGCAGTAGAGCACGAGGCCATGCTGGAGCGGGCCGACGAGTTACTGTCTTTGATTCAGGCACCACAGGGATGGCTGGATCGGTACTTGGCAGACCCGGCGAACCGTGCGGCTTTCGAGAAGGCATACGCTACCCTCGCGACGGAGCAGCGCGACCTCTCACACCCGGAAACTTTCTGCCAACGCTGCGGACGGCCCAATGTCGTCTGGTTCGCACCGAGCCCGCTCTGGAACAAGGCGGTCCCCGATGGTGGCATCCTCTGTCCGGTGTGCTTCATCGAAGCCGCTGAGGCTGCCGGGATTCACGCGTCGGCCTGGTGCGTGAGTCCTGAGACTTTGCGTTCAGGGGCCACAGAGCCGAGCCCAGCAGCCCCGGAGTTGTTGCAAGAACGCTATTGGTGCGGCTGCGTTCGGGAAGCGCGCTGGATACGGTGCTCGCGCCACACCTCCTTGGATCACGATGAGGAGCCACCCACGCAAGACGATATTCGTGGGCCTTACCGTCTGTCCTCTCCTGCCTCAGCCCCAGAGGAGGAATAGAATGAGCGCTTTCGAGGTCACTGCGGCGGTGCTCTTTGTGCTCTTTCTCATCGGATACGCGGGCTCGCGGAGGAAGTCATGAGGCAAGTTGAGCAGGCGACGACGAAGATCGCCAAGCGCATCGCCAAACAACTTCACGGCTCCGACGCTCTGTGGCAGATGTATCTCATGGACGTTTACGAGGAATACTATCGGCTGTTAAAGGACATCTCCCAAAGACCGTGTCCTCTTTCGGGGTCAGCCCCAGAGGAGCCCACATGAGCGACCAAGAGTATTTCATTGTCGCCAATAGCTTTGCTGCGCCGTTCTTCTCGGATGACTCTACGGCCTTCGTGAAGGCGGCTTCTCCGGTTGAAGCGTTGCGGAAGTTCGCCGCTAACTACAAGCACCCTGCTGGGCTCTATGCAGCTATCGCGTTTGCCAGCGCCGATGCCTACCACAAGCGCGAGAAGCCGCTGGCGAAGTGGCTCTCTAATCACGAGCGTGCGAAGATTCGAGCGACCAAAGACAAGGGAAGCTACAGCTACCTCGGCCATGGGCCCGGGTCGTTCGAGGTTGATGGTAAGGCCATTACGGTTGCCGACCCGAAAGCGGGAGACGTGGTTGATGACTGATTCTCCTCTGGAGGGGGCCCCGAATATGAGCGTGCATGAAATGGAGTGGTTGCGGGCTTGTGCGGCCGCCCAAGAGACTGAGCGCGACGAGGAATTGGGAACCGATGCTAACTGGCGTTGGCTCACCGGCTTAGTCCGTGCGGGGCGTGGCCAAATCTCGTTCACCGAAACAGAATCGGGTGACATCGGGCTCTTTTTTAGTGAGGAGCCGACTGCACGAGTCAGCGGCGACAGCATCGAGGAGGTTGTCGGCTCAGCGCGCAAAGTTTGTTCTCGCTGTGGCGATCAGCGGCAAGTAATCGCCTACGGGATGCCGGACGGTAGTACACGCGACGATTTAGCGAAGTGGTGCTCCCGTTGCATGGGTACTCCCTGATGACTGACCATCCCGTGGAGGGGGCCAGAGAATCCTCAGAAGGGGTAACCATGAGCGACAATGAGTTAGAGAAGGCACGAGATTGGAGTGCGCGTTAGAACTCCAGCGGCGTCTTGCGGCGTCCATCGAGAACTACCATCGGGTGCGGAGCGGATTGGAATGATAGAGTCAACGTCGGAGAAAGTGCTGCTGTTGGATGTGCGGCGCTACCTCAAGGCACGCATCACCCAACTTAAGGCTTATCCAAAGTTCAACCCCTACGCCAAGAACCTGCTTCGGGGTTTCCAGAATGTGTTGCGGGTTAGCTATGGGCAGCAACCTTTCAAGGACTGGGGTGATAAATGATTGACGCCGACGATCCAGTAATTGGGGAGGTGCCTACCGTGGCCAGCATGATGCCACCAGCACAGACACAGATAGCCGACTTGGAGTATGTGGGAGAGACGCGAAAACTCCTGAGGGAGATTCGCCGCCGAGGGTCGCAATACCTTCACATCTCGGGGAAGTCGCTGGCCTTCTTTGCCATGGATACCGAGACGTTGGTGCGGCTTTCCGACTGCTCACGGCAAGAGGATGCTGAGGTAGTGGCTCTCCGGGAACGACTCCAAAAAGCTCAGGAACGAGTTGAGAAGCTGATGGACGTGGCGGAGGACTTAGAGTGGCAAGGCGCGGGGAATGACCATTGTCCGCTGTGTGGCGGAATGCGGGATGAAGATGCCCCAGACGATGGTCATAAGGCAGATTGCAAATTGTGGGCGGTGCTGTCCAAGTGACTGGGTTACCTCGGTTGAACGACTACCCACCAGAGACCGTGGTGTGGTATCACGTCTGCATCCCAGGGACACCCGCGACCAAGAAAACATCTCAGCGGATTACTCTGAACTTTCGTACAGGAAAGCCGCAAGTGATACCGTCGAAGCGTACCAAGGACTGGACGGCTACGGCGCAACTCTTTCTGCGGAGAGCAATGCGGGGCCAGTCACCCACTCCCCGCCCCGTCCAAGTGGTTTATGACTTCAGGCGGCAGGATGACAAGGCGGACTTGGGTGGGATGGAAGCGGCATTAGATGACGCCTTGCAGGGTATTGTGATCGTCAACGACAAGCAAATCGTCTCGCGGCGAAGTACGAAATGCACCGATGCTGACCAAGCCTGCGTCTTAGCCTGGATACATCCGCTATGATGGACGACGGAGAACGGCTGTTCATTCTCCCCCAACGCGCCAAAACAAGACGCGGAGGAAGGCGACTCGGTTGCAAGCTGTACCAACGCACTGATGATCGCATCGTCCAAGTGGATCAAGCCTCGCCCCCGGTGCCGAGGTATCGGGGCTGCAGACCCGGCTGTCTTTGTTTCAAATGTGCGCTGGAGAAACGGGACTTTTGGAGGCAGTACAAGCAGTGTCGACGGTTTCGGGTGCCCCGATGAACCGGTCCTTGGAACAGGTGCTGGCGGATGCCAGAGAGGACGCGAATCGGCTCAGGCTCCACGGCCACAAGGCTCAAGCGGAGAGCATTGACCGACTGTCAGAGGACGTAGCCAAAGCAGCTAGGGATTATCTCGATTGGCTCGACGAAGGGGAAGCGAGAACTCGGAGTGGGAAGTCAGCCGACTGGTTGCGGAGTCACTTTGCGGAATGGGAGACACAAGGATTAGCGGAGTGGCGTCACAAGCGCCGATATTACCGGCGCATTGTTGTTCCTCGGAGAGCCAACTTAGAAGCCGCCAGAGCCCAAGCCGAACGGGACGCGAGAAAGAGCGCATGAGAACGCCTCTGGGCCGTGGACGCTACGGGCCGCATGGCCGCTCCGTCTCGCTCTGGATTGAGGGAGAGCGGATTACCGCCCAATGGCGAGAGCGGGGGCTACGCAAGAAACGGAGCTGGGCCAACACCGCTCCCAATCGCGCCGAAGCCAAAGCCTGGGCGGAGCGGTTCGGCCAGCTACGTCAGGTCAAGGTGCAGGTCATGGCGCTCACCACGGTGGAGCTCTGGGAGCGGTACGCCGAAGCCGAGTTTCCTACCCTGAGGCCCCGGAGCCAGGTGCTTTATGCGGAGTATTGGCGACGGTGGGAAGTGTTCGCGGCGCCCGAGTCTATTGCTGAGGATCTTGGCCCCGACACTATGGCCCGGTTTCGGGCCGACCTGGAGAGCCAAGACCTTGCCCCCTCCACCATCGGGCAGACGATCCGCATAGTCCGGATGGTCTATGCGTGGGGGTTTCGGCACCGCCTCCTCGCCCGAAATGATGTGCGGGAGTTCCGCTACAAGGTAGCCAAAGAAAAGCGCACGGTGGCGCCGGCAGAGTACCGGGCTGAGGACTTCGCAGCTCTTCTAGCCCAACTCCCGCTTGAAGGGGCAACTACTTGGCGAGCCCATGCGGTCCTGGCCCTCTGTGGCTACCAGGGGGTGCGACAGAACGCCGTGCTGCACCTCCGATGGGAGGATGTGGATTTTGGGGCAAGGATGGTGACGTGGCGCTCAAAGCACGACAAGGTAGGTCGGGAGTGGACCCAGCCCCTTCGGAATGCCTCCCTGGTGGTGTTGAGGGCCGTGCAGGCCCGAGCAGAAGGTTCGCCGTGGGTGTTCCCGTCCGGGTCCGCCAAGAGCAGACAGCTCACCTACTCCGCCCAATCCCTCTGGGCCGCCCTTCGGTTAGCCGAGCGACACGCCAAGATCCCGCACCTTGACCGCCGTGGGGCTCATGGGCTCCGAAGAATGCTGTTCAACGACGTGCTGGAGCGGACGCAGGATATTGGGACGGCCATGGCGGCGATCGGGGATACCGACTTACGGGTGGCCAGCAAATACCTGAAACGACGGGACGATCGACTACTGGAAGCCTTTCGGGATTTGGACGGAATAGCACCCAAAGAGCACGCAGAGCCGAGCGTCCGGGAAACCCCTCAAATAAATCAACGACTTACGAATGCGCCGCGTAGGAATCGAACCTACAACCTAGCGGTTCAAGCCCTAGCCAATTCTGCCGGATTCCCCGGGAAAACGCAACCGCAAGGCCGGGAAGTCGTGGTCGACCAGCCCAAACCGCCCCCGAATCCCGAAAGCAAACAGCACTCAAACGGCACTTTGGCCGTGTCCCGTGAAACTCCTCTGAGGACTTCTCCGTGAAACGCTTTGCTACGCTATTGGTGCTTGCGGCCTGTGCTGAGCCCACTACCCCGCCCCAGTTTGAGCGGGCGCGCTTCACGCCATCGGGCTCCGGGCAAATCTATTTCGAGCAGAGCTGTGCGAGCTGCCACAGCGACCACGCGGGATTTGACCTCGCGTATTTCTCCTACACCGATACGAATATTGTGAGACGTGCTTTGGGGCATGTAGACTCAACGAAGTCCTGGGCGATTGCTAACTACATCACCTCACTCCAGACCCCGCATGTCCCGGAGAACACCAAACTCTTCCAGCCGGGGGGAAGTGTCATCGCAGGAGGGGTCAACAGCACCGGGGATAACAACTTTGCCATCGCGTTGTTTGGGAGTAACGCTTGGCCGGCGACGTTGACCAAAGCCCAGCTCCTAGCGATTGATCCGCTCACCGTGCGCCAAGCCTTGGACTTCCTTCCCTGGTCGTCCGAAGCCCCGTGTTATGGGTTGCCCAATTGCAACTTAGAATGGATGCCGAAAGACTCTATTCCACTCCCCATCCTGACGTGGAACAGCAATGCTGCGGCGAATGCCTTGGCGGCCTACCAGGCCAGCGAGACGAGCCCAAACCTTGACACGTTCATCCTGGCGGTGGAGGAGGCGGCCACCAACACGGCCAATACGATCGCCCCGTGTGCCTACCTCAACACCGCCAAGCGTAACTTCGGGCAGTGCTTCGAGATCCGCCGCTGGCTCTCGACGCTCATTGCTACCCGTGTCATTAAGGGAGGCAGCGTCTCCAGCCGAGCCTATCTGGAATGGTGGGATGTGGGGGATATTGCTCGACGCTCACGGGGGACTGGGGCGGAGGTGGTAAACAGCTTCCAGCAGTGGGCGCGGTGGATGGTGGTAGCTTGGGTGTTCGATCCCAAGCATGAGCCCTGTGTCTATACGGTGGATGGGCTGATGGCGCAACAGCTTAAGCGGCATGGGGTGTTCGTTTGTCTCCGGTCACTAGTGGATCGAGACCCCGGGGATTTCCTGGAGGATACGAGTCCCTACAAGGACTTCCAGAAATTCAGTAACATTACCCCAAGCGGGACGAGTTGGGCCTATAACGCAGGGAAGTTTGCCTTGGAGGAATTGCTCCGGAGATTGAACAGTGGGGACATACCTCCTACGGCAGCACTGAGAAGTCAGGCAACGGGCCAAGTGAATACGGCGATGAGCCAGCTCCAGCCCAAGGTAACCACGACGGAGTATACTACGCTCAACAACTTGGCTAACCAAGTGCGGGCGAAGTTGTTGTGATGCTTTACGGCAAGCCGTGGACTCTGGCATTAGTGAGCGTGCTACTCCTCACGGGGTTCGCCTCTCCTTCCTCCAAGTGAATCCTGATGGCGCAATTAATTTCGCTAACCCCGGAGCAACGAGACGCCCTGACTCTAGCGGTGGCGAGGATGGTGATTGATAACTGTCCTCGGTGTAACGGTGATGGTTGGCACCTTAACTACGATGGGGACGGATCGCTCTCCACTAACTATCAATCCGAGTGCGAGGTGTGCGCTGACATCCGGGCTCTCCTTCCTCCCTCTGAGGCTCTCTAACATGAAACTGGAATGCATTGGTGGGCCCCTTGATGGGGAGAGTCTGGAGTTCGACACCTGGCAGCGCATGGATAGTCGTAATCCGCTCGCTGCTTATCAGGTCGCACCAGCACTACCCCATCGCTGTTATCTCGGTCTTTGTGACTTCTCGACTAATCGGGCCGAGTACTGCAACTGTCCAACTGGTGGGTATGTGCTGCGTTGGGAGGCTCCTGAATGACTGAGTAGCCGTTTCTACTTTCGCATTTCGCCCCGCCTCTATTGCATTTGTCCTAGGTAACAGTACATTTGTACTGTCCTGATAGACACTACCCATAACCCCTTTCGAGTTAAGTCCAAATGGCACGGCCAGTTAGTACTGAGCCTGTGTTCCTGCGGATTGTCAAACGGCTAGAACGCCGAGGGGATTGTACTGTCTGGACGGGGGGTAAGAGTAAAGGTGGATACGGGTACATAGGTATTCCCGTTGGTCCAGGTAAGCCATGGAAAGACATACGGATACACCGTTTCATGTATGAGCGCACTCATGGACCACTCCCCGATGGACTTGAATTAGATCATCTCTGCCGAAACCGTGCCTGTGTTGATGTAGATCACCTGGAACCTGTGACCCACCGAGAAAACGTCTTGCGGGGACATGGGATTGGTGGGCGGAATGCTCGGAAAACTCACTGTCCTAAAGGTCACCCGCTTTTTGGTAACAACCTTCGAAGAGGCTCGACTGGTGGAAGGTGCTGCCGGATTTGCATGACTATGCAGATGAGGACTAGACGGCAAAGAATCCGGGCCGCTCATGCCCCGTAAGTCCAACCATGGCAACGGGAAGCACCCCGCAGAATCTGCCATTGTAGGGGAAATTGGGAATGTGGATAAGCCCGTGGAAAAGGCCGTTGGTCAACTCACCAATCCAGGGCGTAATGGTGGCAGGCTTCGAAGGGGGGCGTTGCCAGGGACCAATCGCGGGGGAAGCGGACGACCGCCCTCTGTGGTCCGAAAAATCTGCATGCTTGCTTTTGAACAGCGGATACCTGCCCTCATAGCCATCGCTGACGGTGAAGCAATCCAGAAAATCCAGATTAAGGGAGCAGATGGTCAGGTTGAGGCCACGGTGTCCGCCACTCCCAAAGATCGGATCACGGCGATTGACGTGCTCGGCAAGTATGGGCTCGGGACCAAAAACGAGGTAAGCGGCGACCCCGACAATCCGCTTACGGTGCGTTACACCCACATCGTCAAAGCTGCCATAGCCTACGGTGAACATACCGATGAGCAGGGCTGAATGATCGTCGGCCCTGTGTATGGCTATCAGGGCTCTAAAATAGTCCAGACAGGGACGCGGGCCATCAACCCTCGTCGCGTATGGGAGAAGCGAGTACGGGAAGCGCTTGAGGCTAAGCTAGGGCGTCCGCTCACGAAGTTGGAGCGCCGGGTAGCGAAACGCTTGCGGCCCGTCTCGCCCTAATGCCTACCCTTGACCTCACGTATCCCCTAGTCCATCAAGAGCCGGTGCACCTGTCTGGAGCTCGCTGGAAGGTCTGGCGAGCTGGCCGCCGCACAGGAAAAACTGTATGGGCGGCTACTGCGGCAACGGACGGGCATGGGCCGCGGGAAGGAGTGAGCGGGAGCCCTCGGTTTCCGGGTCTGCTTCAAGGTCGTGACGTGGCGTGGGTGGTGCCGGCTTACCCTCAATCAGAAATCTTCTGGCATCAATTCATCGTGCCGACCTTTTCACGGGTTGGCACGGTTCGAGGCGACAATCGGACCGTGGATCTTGGTACCGGTGGACGGCTGTGGGTCAAGTCCGCCGAAGCAATTGGGACTATTCGTGGCTTAGGCGAAAACATCGGTGGCGTGATGTTTGAGGAGGCGGCGCAATATCCCACTCTTGAAGCATTCCGACGTGAGATCCGCCCTATTCTGATGGATCGGAAGGGGTGGGGCGCATGGGTAAGCTCAACCAAAGCAGGGAGCGAGTTCAACCAGATTTGTGAGGAAGTCCTGAATGGAGCGCGGAGTACGGAGAAGGGATGGGCACATTGGCACAATACACCCTTCGATAACCCGCTCCTCGATCCTCGTGAAATCCGTGATTTGATCGACGAATACCCTACCGATTCTGAAGCACTCAAAGAAGAAGTCTATGCTGAGCTCCTCACCGGAGGGGCGGGCCTCGCCTTCCCCAACTGGGACGCGTCGGTGCACTGCGTTCCTGAAATACACGTTCCCCAAAATTGGATGTGGCTGGCTGGCATGGACTGGGGTATTACGGCCCCAAGCGTGCTCCTCCTCGCTGCGGTGTCTCCACAGAAAAAGTGCTTGGTTGCATGGGAATGGGTGTGGCGGGACAAAGATGCTTATGAGGCTGGCTATGACGTTGGAACCGCTTTTCTCCTAGGAGACATGCCGGGGTGGCCAGTGAACATCTGGGCCGATTCGGCTATGGCAGCGAAGACGGGCATCGGAGGAGCTACCGTCTTGATGGAGTTTCAATCGGGATTAGGTGATGCTCTCCGTAATGCGAATGCGCCGTCTCTGCCCGTTCTTCCGGCACCTAAAGGACCTGGCTCACGAGTCGCTGGCTACAACAGCGTGCGAAAGATGCTGGATTGGGGGCCGCGCCTAGCAGACGGGACTTTGCCCAGTACGCGCCAGCCCCAGCTCAAGATCGTAAAATCGCGCTGTCCGTATTTAACGAAGGTTTTACCCGTCATCCGGCTCGATGAGAAGAAGCAGGACCAGATTGATACCAAATCTCCCGACGATCATCCCATAGATGCGCTGCGATACTTGCTTGCTGGTGCGTGGCCCGATGTGCCCGAGCCGCGCCGGGTCATCCCCCATGACGTACATCCCGGTTACCTGCCGAATGGGAAGCGTCGGAGTAGGGATCGCACGCCCGAGGTCGAGCTCCAAGAGGCGCTGGTCGTGAGTGAGCATGAGTGGAAGCAGAACGGCTGGAGTCGTGGAGGCAGTTACGGACCTCGGGCAACCTGATGCCCTACAAATCCCTGGCTCAGTCTCGGTTCATCCACGCCAAGGCCAGTGAGGGCAAGGACTGGGCGAAGAAGTTCATCTCTCACAGTCACGGGGAGAAGGTGCCCAAGGTACAGCATGTAAAGCGGTCCAAGCTGGCCGAGCAGACGAGGAAAAAGTGACGCAAACAGTGTCGTGGTGTCACTGGACCTTCTACAACGTGGGGTCGTCATGGCTCCACAAGCCGGGTCGCTAGATGCGGTCGGAAGGCTGGGGTGAGGAGACGCAAGCTGAGCTGATCGGCAACCAGATGGTGCGGGATGCTGCGGTGTTGGGACTGACTAGGAAAGAGTTCGCAGCTTGGCAGCGAGCCTACGCGATGGACTGCGCAACGTGCGAGGTAGGCCAGACGCCTTGGTCGAGACTCAAGCCGTTCCGGTATCACAAGGATGGGGTGTTGCACATGGGGCGCGCGTGCCCCTGCCAGTTGAAAAGGATCACATGATCCCCGTGGATGGACGTTACGCCTATGCGTGGAAGGGCTGGCTCTTTCGCGCCAAGGACGGGGTGATTCAGGCGAAACCTCAATCTGCTGGGGTGTGGAAAGCGCACCCCGTGGAGGGCTGTCCTGCGGTAGACGACGAACTTGGTTCGCGGCTCGATGATCTCCTCGAATACTGGGATAAGGACGCATGAGAGGAATGTTCGCGCAGCTCCGCGCTGTCTACCGGCAACTGCGTCAAGTGCAGCGCGACAATGTCGTTGCAACAGGGAAATGGCATTGGCGACTCTGGATTTGTGATATCTGCGAAGCCCTACGGATTCGGGACTGCCGTGAAGGGGACTATTGGTTCAATGGTTGGTGGACCGTCCCGTGGAAGCATTCTCTCACGTTGCGCATTCGTGAACTACAGAGGATGTCATGACAGTAACGAAAGACAATCCCCCGCCTCCCGTAGAGGGCCGGCCACCGTGGAAACTCATCACGTTGGAGGAAGGTCCGCTCAAGGGCCGCACCTGCTGGTACAACACTGGGCGTGACCTGTATTTCGTTGAGAAGGAGCCTTAGATGCGCTGGCCCTGGATGGCGCGGACTGCCTATGACGGCCTGGTGGTGATTCACGAAGCCATGCGTCAGGACTTCCGAGAACAACGGGAGGAATGGCGGAAGGACCGGATTCAACTCCTCACACACCTCGCTGCCCTGCAGCGACAAGGCTTCAAAGCACCGGACCCGGTTCCTTCCCCATCCCCTGAGACTCCTGGGTTACCCGCACAAGTAGAAGCCGCCATCATCGCTACTGGCATGGACCCCCGAGGAGTGACGGCACGCAACACCGCACAACTGGCGTTGAACTGGTTGGCTGAGGGGATGGACCCCAGAGAAGTAGCCCGCAGGATTGAAAGGGGTGCTGAGGGTTAGATGGCCCAAGACCCCGCGAAAAAGAAGGCGACCTTTCGGGCTTGGTACGCTACGCACCGGGAATATTACGTGCTGCGGCGTGCGAAGAAGCGAGATGAACTTCGCGCATATAAGCGAGCGTGGTACGCAGCTAACCTTGAGAAAGAGCGAGCCCGTGTGCGGGCGAGGGCCGCTAAGCGCCGTGCTGCCAATCCTCAAGCGGTGCGGGAGTACAACAATACATGGAATGCCGCTCACCCTGAAAAGGCGAGGCGACGAGCGATTGCGTGGAATGCGGCACATCCCGACAGACGGGCCGTTGCTATTAGGAACTGCAGCATTCGACGACGTGGGGCAAAAGGAAGTCACACGCCAGAGGACATACAGGCCCAACGGAAGCGCCAGCGCAATAAATGTTTCTGGTGTAGCTGCTCTTTGAGTTCAGGGTATCACGTTGACCATGTAATTCCCCTCTCTAAAGGGGGAACAAATCACGCGACCAACCTAGTACTTGCCTGTCCTTCCTGTAACTGTCGCAAACACGCCAAGATGCCTAGCGAGTTCGCCGGGAGATTGCTGTGACCGATCCACACATCACCGAGACCGAACCTACCCCGGAACCACAAGAAACGCGGACTTATGGGGATGAGGTTAAACCGGGGTTCTTGCTGGAACCCGCTAACAGTCTTGAGCAAAGGAAGAAGATTTGCGCGTATCTCAGTGATATGTGGGAGGCGCAGTCCGACTCCTACGAGTACCGCATTAAGGCTGCGGAGGTGAACACCCGCCGGCGGGCTGGTGAGTGCAACCTGTGGGTGAAGAAGGACCCGGACCGTTCCGGCCTCATGGTGTTCCTGCCGCTTGGGGCACCGACGATCTACAACAAGTTCGGGCGGAAAGCCGACCGGCTGTGCCTCAAAGCCCTGAGTCACCTCTATCAAGATCCCGCGCAACCTGATGCGATTCCGGCGACAGGGGAGGACAGTGACCGGGATGCAGCCCAGCTCACGACCCGGATTCTGACGGACCTCGACTCGGAATCGTGCTTGAACGATGTGAAGGCCCATAAAGACGCGTGGGATTTAGCCTCGAATTGGTCGAGTGCCTACATCTGGTATTCCGTCGATCCGAAAGGCGGAGGCCGGCAACCCGTTGAGGTGATGGCGCAGCCTACCCAGATGCATGTCGAAGAAGCACTGGCCATGCCGGGGGATGTGCCGAAGTACGTCAAGCAGGATGGTACGCTCACGGATAGTCCGGGAGAAGCGGCGTTACGGTGGATGCCGCGGATCATCCGCCAAATCGCTACTCCAGGCCATGTGAGACTCACCCCCGCCACCGCAAGCGACCTCTGGGATGCCGATGGGTTGTTGTACCGGGAGTACTACCCCTGGCAAGTCCTCAAGGGCTGGTTCCCAGAGCTGGAGGAAGCCACTCCCGAGGAGCGGGACCACGCGATACAACACCGCCCCAAGGACACCGATCACCTCCTCCCCAAGCGATATGGGAAGAAGGTGGACCCCAAGCCCAAAGCGGGGCATGAGGACGACGGGCTCGCCTGCCTCACCATTCATTGGTGTGTCGAGCAGTCGGGGTATCCCGATGGGGCCTATGTCGTCACGGTTGGGGATGAGCTAGTCCCCCGACAAGCAGAATGGATTCTCAAGGGACCGGATGGGAAGCGGGAGAAACGGGACCTGCCGTGGACTCAGGTGCAGCAGTGGAAGAATCAGGGGCTGATGGACTTCCTGGGGCCCAATAACGAGTTCCGGGAACAACTCTATGGGCGGTTCGAGGAGTGGATGGAACGGCTACTGAACCGGAAAACCCTCCTGCCCTTTGGGAGCACGATCCAGCCCAAGGACATGCAGAACCCCTTTGCCACGACGCTGTACTATCAGCCGGGCTATGAGCCGCGGTGGGAGGAAGTGCCGGGAGTGCCCAAAGAGCTCCCGGACATGATCGCCCGGAACGAACAGGAGATGCAGGACGCGGCTAGCCTGCCCGGGGAATCCGCGGAAGGATTGACCGCGCCGAACGCCAATTCCGGTCGGCAAGCCTTAGCAATTCTCTCCCAGCAGCAAGCCTCGCTCTCTGATCTCGTGCAGAACGCGAACCGAGCCAGAGTGCGGAGTTGGCGGATCAAGCTCCAGTGTCTCAAAGCTGATTACTCAGTCCCGCAACTCCTGAAATACCAAGGGGCTGACGGAGGCTATGTGGTCAAGCGGTGGACCGGGAGCGACGTGGGCTCGACCAAGGACGTGCAAATCCAGCGGGGGACGGGGACAACGTTCAACCCCTTCCAGAAAGCGCAGTTAGCAGGAGAAATCTGGGCCAGTGCAGGGAAAGATCCCGAGGAATTGCAGGAAATCATCAGCTCCGGCCTGAGTCCCTTCATCGCTATCCAGGACAACGCGGTGCTTATGCGAGTCCGCCGGCAACTGAGTGCATGGGAAGAAGGACCGCCCCAAGAGCCGGAACCCGTTGTGCCGCCAGAACCTGCGGTGCCTCCAATGCCGATGATTGGTCCGATGGGGGAAGACTTACCTCCTCCACCTCCGCAACCTGATCCACGAGCGATGGAGATATTCGAGCCGGTAAAGGCGGATATGGCCCCGATCAACGCCAAAGTGCGGGTCCGAGAGCTGAATCTGGCGATGTGTAAAGCCTCCTATCTCAGTAAACCGGTGGAATGGCGGCTGGCGCTGGAGGCGGAGTACGACCGGATGACGATGGCCTTGATGCCCCCTCCGATGGCCCCACCCGGGCAGAATGCGGCACCCGGGCAGAACGCAGGACAAGAGCAGGAGCCAGGGCCCGGGATGCCAGTCGGTGGCCCGGAAATGATGCAGGGAGAGGCCGAAGCTACCGCTCCACCGGTGGTCTAATTCGCGTTTCACGTGAAACTGTTGACTTTTGCAAGAAAGGCATAATGTTATGTCAGACTCACCCGGCACACTGGTCGAACCGCCAGTGGTCGAGGCAACCTCAGAGCCCGAAGGTGCCACTCCCCAACCGGGAACCGCACTAGAGACGCCCGAGGCCCCCCCGAGCCCGGAATCTGAGCCAGCTGGCGCTGAGGCTCCCGCTTCACCCGAAGCGCAACCCACTCAGCCCGCAGCCGTAACCCCGTTTCAGCCCCCCGATGGGGGCAAGCCGTTTACCTGGGAACTCGATGGAGCTGCTATTCCGCTCCCGGGTGCCGTTGAGGTAGACGATTACCTGATTGTGCCGAAGCAGTCACTACAACAGCTCCGGTATCAGATCGGGAACAAAACCCAGTGGGGCCGGGAACGGGCAGAGTACCAGCGAACAATCCATGAGTTGGAGTCAGGACAGGCGCGGCAGGCGGATGAAGCCTCGCTCCGCACTAAGGCCCTGACCGCCAAGTTCGCGGAGTTGTTCGCTGATCCGGAAAAGCTGCGGGCGGCTTACGAGAATTGGGGAGTCGAAGGACCGATTCTCCAGGCGAAGGCCGAAGCCGAAGCCGCGCACCAGCAACTCCAGCGCTATCAACAGCAGGAGGAAGCGCGGAGCCGAGCCGAACAAGAGAAGCAGCTCGAGCCGGTGGTGCGGGATGAACTCGGGGTAGCGGTTGAGGAAATCTTGGGGGAAATGGGAGCGACGACGCTCCTTGCGGGACCAGACGGGAAGTATCCCCAAGAGACGCAGGAAATGTTCGCGCACTTGTGGGAGATGGTACAAAAGGGCTACGCCCTGGTGACGTTGGGCCGGGATGGCCGGTTTCAAGCAGACCGGGACGAGATCTACCGGCTCTTGCATCGCGAGGTGCAGAAACAGCAGCGGAAGCAGGAGCAGACGAAGCAGGTCCAGAAAACGAAAGCAACCAACGCGGCAGCGGTGGCCCCGACCAAACCGGCGGGAGGCCCTACACGACCAGCCCCGCAGAAGCCGCGCGATGAGCAGGGCAAGTTCAAGCCTGAGGAGCCATTTGACCCTCAGGAATATGTGCGGAAAGTGAAGTTTCTCGAACCTTAAAGCCCAGCCCTGAGGGGCTGAGGAGCCATAGATGGCCGAGACAGCCTTCAGCCCAACCACGACGTGGGGCACGACCCCTGTGCTAGTCAACTTTCAGCGCAAGGTTCAGGGTGCGGTACTGCATCTGCATGTCAAGACGAGCGCGGAATACGCCTTCGCCAAAACGATCCAAGATCTCGGGCTCGACTTCTCGGGCCGAGAAGTCACCCAGCCGGCGCAGCTCGAGGAGCGCGGTGGTGGTGCGTTCATCGAGGACGGCGGGTTTGAGGCGGAAGCCCGGAGCATCGCCCCGCGGGAACTCACCTACACGTTTTCCGAATACAACGACCGAGTCTCACTGACCCGGTTCGCCAAGATCCAGGACGAGAAGAACCGTTCCGCGATGTTGGAGCGGCAGGTGCAATTCGAGGTTACCCAGATGGCGCAGGGGTTGACCCGGCGCTTTGCGCAGACCTTCTGGGGCCTCTCCGCAGGGACGGTGTGTCAGACCTCCACCAACGCTACTTCGGCGACTCAGACCCTGACGCTCATCAATGCGTGGGCGCAGACCGAAGCGTCGGCGGATAATGCGGCCTATCTCGCCCAGCAGTTCCTGGTCGGGGATCGCATCTTCATCTGGCGTACCGGCACAACCTACGTGACCGATGGGTTCGGCACGATCACCGCCGTCACCCCCGCCACGCCCTCTATTGCCGTCACGATGGTCGGCACGACCGACGTGGACGCCAATGACTACATCGGCTTCGCGGAGTCCGTCCGGAACGATGCCGCCACGCTGGCTTCAGGTGACCTGAACAAGTGGCCGGTCGGGCTCGTCGATGCGGTCGAAACCACCACGGTGCATGGCCTCTCGGGGTCCTCGGTTCCTCAGTGGGCCGCGGCGGGGAACGATACCACGGGTGGCCGGTTTAACGGCACCAAGATGATGCTGGGCCAGGACACCATCGGGAACAAGGGCGGTCAGGGACCGTGGTCCTTCCTGTATAGCCAGGGCATCAAGCGCGACATCTTCAACCAGCAAGTCGCCGCGGTACGGTTCCAAGATCCCCAGACCATGCGGCTGGATGGTGCGGTCAAGGAAGGCGAGGGGATTACCCCGTTCGTCTCAAAGTGGTGTCCGCCGGGTCGGGCGATCCTGATGCCCAAGGGCGCCATGAAGAAGTGGATGCTGACCGAGATGCCGAACGAGAAGGGCGAGCTGCCGGACTACGGCGACCAGGGCCAAGTAGACAAGGTCCCGAACCGGGCCGCGTTCGTCATCGGTGTCGATCTGGTCTACGGGTTCATTCACCAGCGGAACTTCTACTACCAGTGGAAGTCCCTTACCGAGAGCTGATCTCTCACTGACTAGGGGCGGCTAGACCGCCCCTCACCCTCTCGGGAGGAATCTCACATGGCTGGTGTAGCTGTTACCTCAGATGGCGATTTCTTCGGGCTCCCTGGAGCACTCCGAAACCTCGTCATCCAACACAACGCTGCTATGCAGGCGTTGGCTTTCTCGGTCATGCCTGGTGTGGTGCTCTCCGCTCCGGCAAACAAGAAAGGCACCACCGCCGCCACGGCGTGGCGTACCGAAGCGTTCACGTTCACCTTCCGCGGGTTAGAAGTCGCGGCAGTGGCGCAAGAGAAGGCACTCACCGCGACTTCCATGGATGTGGCGGCCTCGAAGGAAGCATGGTATTCGCTCTCCGTCCAATCCAACGGCACATCCTTCACCATTACCAAGGCCGCGGACCAGACCATCGGGACCAAGGTGCTTGCGACGACCCCGGATAATGAGGTGTTGGTAGGGCGTATGCAGATCGTCACGGGGTCGGGTGGGATTTTCGACGCCTCGACCGATGACCTCGCAGTCGGTGGGAACGTAGTGTCCATCGCGTTTGAGGACGCAAGCTCGTTCAAGAAAATCGGCGTTAACGGCGTCGCAATCACGGCCTAAGGAGCCACATCACCATGGCATTGAAGCCTATTCTCCTCGTCAATTCTGCCGGTGCCTTGGTTGGGCATCACGACGACCTCGCAGCGGGGCAGGCCCTTGCGGATGATATCGCCCTCGCCAGCGATCTTGTGGTCAAGGTGTACCGCGAAGTCTCCGCGCATGCTCCGCGGGTGTTTTCCCCGCTTGAGGAAGCCGAGAAAACCGCTGAGGGTGCGATCATCGTGGACACCAAGCGCGCCCGTGCTAAAGTGTCAGCCAAGTCTGCCGGCGAAGAAGTCGCTGCGGCTCTTGCTCCTCCGTCCACGGTGGCAGCTACCCCCCGGGCAGACCGGGAAAAGGCTCTGAAGGCGCTACCCGCGGATGAGGTGCGCACTATCGCCGCCTCGCATGGTGTGGAAGCGAGCACCAAGGCGGAGAACATCGAGAACATCCTGGGTGTCGAGTTCCCGTGAGGCGGGAACCGCCCCAGGAGTGGATTGACGCTCTTGGGGACTTGGGACATCCCAAGCCCCAGATGGCGCATGTCGAGATCTGGTGGGATGAGGATTGCCACCGCTGGCTCTTGATGGAATGCGTCCCCCCCGAAGGGGTGAGGGAGGAGATCCGGTTACAGCTCCTCACCTATCCCGATAAGACCCGTTTCCGGCGGCGGCAAGCGGCGTATTTCCGGGAGCACAGCAAAATCCCCTTGGCCTTCTGGATCATCCAGGGGGACCAAGGGGGGCACCGGCTGGAGTATGGTGAGCACGAAGCGGAACTCGCCCAGTTCTACGGGGGTAGTCGGGAACCGCCGACGCCAGGCAGTCTGTCCTATGCCCCGTTCGATAACCGGGTGCTTGAAGCCCTGCACGGCTATGACCGGGTGATGTCGAAGTTTTCCTCGCTCACGGCGGCCTATGAGGGGAATGCCCAAGCGGCGCTGGAGCAGATGCGGCGGGACATGCTGGCCCTGAGCAAAGACGTGTTAGGCGACACGGTCAAAGACGCGGCAAAAGATCTCATGGCGTTGGATGTGCCGATTGTCGATGGGCCACCCCCGGACTATGACGCCGCCTATGACCAGTTCATCACCACCGGCACCATGCCACACCAACACGCGGGAAGCTTGACCGCAGGTGGCGCTGTAAAGGTTGCCGCTGACTTCGACTAGAGGAACACCATGCAGACCCAGAGTGGTTACAGCCAGGCGGATACCCGGGAGTTCATGGTCTATACCGACCAACATGGACGGGAATGGGAGGGCTGGGGAGATGTGAAAGCGAAACTCCACCCAACGAGCCCACTGCGTCCGCTGTTTGAGGCCCCATGGCTCCCCGATCAGACCTACATGCGATTCCACCAGCGGAAGCCTGGGGAGTTCCAGATCGACTATGACGCGATGATTGCGGAGAGTCGTCGGGCGCATGAAGCACGGAGGGATCACATCCTCAAGGTGGCCGATCACTACAACGTGAACAACTTCGACCCCGAGAACGAGAACTCGTATACCGCGCAGATGCGGCGCGAGATGGGGAAGGGCCCGCTCCCAACCGAGCCGATGCTCGCGGCACGCGCCGGCAATGGCTACGTGCTGGGGCTCCGGTCTTTCGACCCCAAACGCTCAGGCGATCAGAAGCTTAAGGTGGCCTTGGATATCTGGAACTTCCGCCCCGTCCCCCATACCGATGGCAGCGAGTTCGCGGATCAGGAAGCGGAGTTTGCCGACCAACCGCTAGAACCAGTGCCCGTCAAGCGTGGACCCGGGCGACCACGGAAAGTCGTCACAGAGACGCCAGCGGGATCACCCGTCGATCCGTGGGCAGAGGAGGGCTAAATGTCCCGCTCTGTGCCGGGGTCATTGGATACGAGTGGCGCGAATACCATCCCACTTGGTGATGCGGGGAAGGATCAGCACGTCACCCGCCATGTCGTGCAAGTCCTGGGGACGTGGACCGGCACGCTGATTTTTGAGGGCACACTTGGGATTCCGGGGACGGGTACCTATGTCACCGTGGGTTATACCACGCCAGCGGACCCGAGCACGGTGGTGACGGCGGGAACCTTCACCGCGAATGGCATCTACAATGTGCTGGCCGATGGGCTGACGGACGTGCGTATCCGGGTCTCTGTCACGGGGAGTGGGACGGCCACGTTCTTGGATACACCGCTCTCAGGCTGAGGTGCGCCGTCTCTGGGAGTGGGTGAAAGGAGTCTTTGGCATGAAACGCACGGTCAACAAACGCCAGAAACTCACCACTGTCACCTTAACGGGTGAAGCTGAAGGCTGGGCAGGAGAAGTCGCCACGGTGCCCTATCAAGCCGTGCAGAAGGATCAAAGCGGGAAGCCGATGGCTCCACCCTGGCCAGTCACTTGGCAATCCTCGGTGCCCGCGGTGAGCACGATTGATCCCACCTCGGGCCTTCCCGTGGATCTCATGGAAGGGGAGACGGAGATCACCGCGCTCATCGACGGACGGGTGTGGGCATGAGACGCCGGGTAAGGGCGACTGTAGGAATCAGCGACACCCAAGCGGTGTCGGGTGCGTTCCTCACGGCAGCGCCGGCCAACTTCACTACCGCGAGTCCTCCCCATCAGGCGGTCGTGGCGTTCTACAACGCATCGGGAGTAGCGCTGACTGGAATTACCGTCACATGGGCGTCCTCGAATACCGGGGCCGCTACGGTTGATAATGATGGGCTGGTCACCCCAGTAGGCGCGGGTAGCGCCAATATCACCGCTGATTACCAAGGCGTGCATCTCGCGTCTTCCTATCTGGTGACCAGCACGGTACAGACCGTCACCTCAGTCGTCATTACGGGTCCTGCCTCAGTCGTCGAAGGTCAGAGCATCACTCTCACGGCTACTCCTAAAGACGCTTCCGGCAACACCGTGCTCGGGCAAACGATGACATGGCTCGAAGGGACCGGCGCGGGTGATGTGACGGTGAGCGCGGATAGCGGGGCTGATCCTCATACCAGCGATATCGTCGGGGTGACGGCGGGAACGCGAAATGTGACGGCGACCTGCAACAGCGTCACCAGCTCTAACTATGCCGTGCTGGTAACTACTCCCTCAGTGCCGGGGAGTTATGTCCCGATCACCGGGTTTAGTTTCCGGGCCGATAATTACTCCACCGTGGCGTCGATTCCGGATATTACGGTCTACAACAACCAGCACAATTCGCAGACGCCGGTCCTTCCCTATACGCAATTTTTCACGCTGCGGACGGTGAGTGACCGACCCAACTTTGATACGGGAGTCGTGGGTGCAGGGAACCTGTTGCGCTTCCGGGGCGGTTTAGACCTCAATCCTTACCCACTCATCATTGAAGCCCTGAGTGTTGGGACGGCGGGCAACAGCATTGTTGTAGCGAGCCGGGACCCGACCGGAGCGGGTGCAGTGCGGGATATCCACGTCCAAGATAATCTCACTTCGCCCACCATTACCGAAGTATTTGTTAATCTGCGGCGGGGCGATGTGGTCACCGCGCTCAATACCGGGGGCCTCTATACAGGTGGCACTCCACGGGGGAAATCGGACAACCTCCCATCGGTGTTAGTGCGAGCGAATCCCAATTTCAATGTCGTGGGTAATCCCCAGCCTCCGGGTGGGAACGCGACGGCAGGGTTCAACGCGCTAAGCGGCGGTACTGCGTCAGTCAAAGCGCAGATTCAGTTTGCGGATAACGTCGCCGGTCGTCAGCCCTCCTATAACCGTGGCTTTGGCGCGGGCAACGCAAAGTATCACCTCTGGCTCAAGATCATCTTCCGATTCACGACGAACTGGACCACTGATGCGACATTCGGTGGGCAAGGAGTTGGGGGCGATAAGCTGATCTTCTTCCGCAACCAGACTGGACGTTACGAGTGGGAGCTGGGTGTAGGTCAACGGGCCTGGATGAATCTTGCTTCGGGAACCGGAGGATCGAATCCACTGCCTGCCGCGTGGAACACCGTCATCTCGATGAACCAGCAGTTCAACACCTCGGGCTACGGCTTCCCGGATATCTACTCGGACCATACCGAGCAGGCGGCTGGCTATCCGCACTGGAAGATGGTCAATGTGCCCTCCCAGCGTCCCAACAATACGACTGTCTATGGCTTGGGGCAGGGCGAGTACTTCGAGATGATTATGCACGCCCGGCTCAATCACACCGGCTCCCCGCCCTTTGAGCAGGTGTTTACGGAATCAATCCGCCAAATCACTGTCGCTGGGGCCTATTCGCCCCTCCCCTGGCGGCACTTCGCAGAGGTGCGTACCGCAACCGTCGCCTCCAACCCATTCCTCTCGCTCCAGTTCGGGCAGACTCGGAATCGGGGCTATGACGAAACGGAAATGGGCTGGGATATCGTGGGCTTTGATCTAGTGGATGGAGAAGTGTATGCCGATCCGTTCGCCTTGGGCGTCGGACTCTAACCCTGTAGCGCGAGGTATCTGCTGTGGCAAACAAGATTCTGGCGTTCTTTGAGGCCGAAGTTGAACCCACGGTATCCTTGGCCTCGATCGCCAATGGTGCGGGGCGGATCAGTGCCTTGATCGACAACACGACCGTTCGAGCGGCCCGTGGTATCCTCGCGGTCAAGGTGAAAACCGGCACCTCGCCCACGGTCAACACCGCCGTCCGCTACTACCTGATCCGCCAGAGCGCTGCCACTAGCGTGGTCAAAGGCGGAGGCGGAGGACTCGGCGATTCGGATGCGGGGGTGTCCGCAGAACCTACCCTCGCCCCGGTCGTTGGCTCGATCATCGTCTCCAGCTCCAGCAACGTCAGTTACTCGGAGCTGTTCACGGTGAATGAGCCGGGGGAGAAGTTCTCCATCGTGGTCTGGAACGCAACGGGGGCCTCGCTCAATGCGACGCCGGATACGCCATCGCTCCAGTGGACTCCGATCACGGACGAAGTGCAGTAAGCCATGGCACTCGTCTGCACCGGGAGCGGGTCCGACAACGCGGTCTCTGCTACTGGCCTCACCGGGCTGGATGTCACCACTGCATTTAGCTGGGCGGGCTGGATTCGGCAGTATCTAACGACCGCATCCACCTCCCAGTTCTATGAGCATTGGAACGACAGCACTAGCCTAGAAGGGGTGCGGGTTCGGGCCAATGTCGGCGGCATCGACTTGATTGTGGCAGATGCTTCGACAGCGAGTACCCTGTCGCTCCTCCCCGTCCGATCACATTACCCGTGCTCCAACACGGCCAATCTCACCCAACACCAGAACTGGTTTCACTATCTGGTGACCTGGGATGGAGCGCGAGCGATCTTTTATGTGAACGGCATTCCCCGCGTCTTTGGGGCATTGAGCAAGACGGCGACCACGGGCGGGACCAGGACGACCAACGGCTTAAAGAGTTCGCAGACCATGACCGTGGCGGACATGCGGGTGTGGGATCGCTACCTGCAGCCGGGCGAGATCGAAGGCATTGTATTAGGACGGAACACGGGCGATGAGAAAGGTATCTGGGGCCGGAAGTACAAGGTGGATGGCGCATCCGCCATCGTTCGGGATGAAAGCCGGAACAGCAACGATCTGACCGGCAACAGCACCGCCGCCCGCTGGAATGGCAACTGGGCTAACCCGCCGCATTTGGAGGCCGGTACGATCATCGGGAGTCGGTATCCCAGTCGGGTACTCCGCACTCCCAGCCAGATGGATTTCATCATCCCGTCCCGCAAGGCCAAGGTCACGGCGATTGCCCCCGCCACCAAACTCATTATCACCGTCCAGCCTGCGGCCTCCACCATCGTGGGTCAGACGATGGCGAGCATGACGGTCCAGGCGCAGAACGCCAGCAACATCGTGGACCCGGCTTACACCACGAATTGCGTACTAGCCTGGGGGACTAACCCGGGAAGTGCTCCCGCGCCGGCGGGGACGACCACCAAGGCGATGACGGCGGGGGTCGTCGTGTTCAATGATATCGTAGTCAGCACCTTGCAGGACAATGCGACATTCACGTTTACCTCGGGGAGCCTGACCAGCGCCACCAGCTCGACGTTCGATATTGTGATTGGTGGAGGTGGTGTCCATGGTCTCTTTGGCGGCGAGCTCGTCGCCTAAAGGAGTGAGCCTGTGTTAGCGACGTACTATCCCGGGGAAACGGTGGAGTTCAACTTCAACACGAAAAACTCCACCACCCAAGCACCCATTACGCTCGCGGGCTCGCCCGTGGTCAAGGTCTATAAGGGGAACGCCACCACCTCGGAAGTGACGACCGGGGTGACGCTCACCGTCGATTTCGATGGCATCACCGGGCTGCACCACGTCACTATCGTCACGACGGACGCTTTCTATGCGGCAGAGAATAGCTATAGCGTGATCCTGACGGCGGGAACGGTGGACAGTATCAGCGTCGCGGGACAGCGGTTGTTCACCTTCGCTATTCGCCAAGTGCCAGGGGTAGTGCTCTCGGGTACGCTGCAGACCGGTAACACCAGCACGTCGGTGGTGCTCCCCAGCACGGCGAGCAGCACAACGGATTTCTACAAGGGCGATATCGTCGAGGTCATCTCCGGCACGGGAGCAGGGCAGGCGCGCACCATCATCACCGGGTATAACGGGACGACGAAAGTTGCTCCCCTGGACTCCAATGAGCCCTGGATCACCACCCCGGATACGACGAGCGTGGTGCGGGTCTGGAGTAATCCCTTAGGGGGTACAGATGCCTCGATGGCGATTGCGGTCTGGGGTGCGTTGCGCTCGGCCAATACGGCAGCGGGAAGCTTCGGCGAAGGGGTAGTGGTCAACAGCTTCATCGCCAACGCGATCACCGCGGCGGCGATCAATGCCGACGCGATTACGGATGCCAAGGTCGCGGCGGATGTGACGATTGCCAGTGTAACGGGGGCGGTAGGATCAGTGACCGGCGCCGTGGGTTCCGTCACCGGCAACGTTAGCGGGAACGTCGTGGGCTCGGTGGGATCAGTGACCACGGTAAGCGATAAGACGGGCTACCGGCTCTCCTCGACGGGCGTCGCGGATATCCTGACCACCGCGTTGACGGAAAGCTATGCCGCCGATGGGGCGGCGGGTACGCTCTCCCAGATCCTCTTTGGGTTACAGGCGTTCTTGCAGGAGCGGACTATTAGCGGCACCACCATGACGATCAAGAAACTAGATGGCTCGACCACGGCGTTTGTCATTACAACCAACGACGCGACGATTCCGACGTCGTACACCCGGTCAAGTTAGGTGGCCGTCTTTCAGCAGTTCTACGCCTTCGTTGAGCACATGGCGGAGAAGGTGCATAACCTGGGGGCGGATACCCTCACGTTAGCCCTCACGGATGACGCCCATCCACCCTTGGTGACGAATACCGTCTTGGCAAACCTGACGCAGGTGAGTTACACCAATTGCAGCACCCGGGTACTCACCGTCTCGGCCTCGGCGCAATCGGGTGGGGTCTACAAGCTGACGGTGGACGATCTGGTGTTGACGGCGAGCGGGGGCACGGTCGGACCGTTCCGCTATGTCTCGGTGTTCAACGATACCCCGACCAGTCCCGCAGACCCGTTGATTGGTTTCTATGATTACGGTTCTGAGATCACCTTGCAGGACACGCAGATATTCACGTTTGATGCGTCGGCGGTCAACGGGCTCTTGCAGGTGACTAAGATTCCCTGATGGCCGCGACACCGCTTCTTTCCGAGTTGGGGTCATGGACGACCCCGTCCTATGTCCTGACGTTCGGATTAGGAGATTTCGGGGGGAGTCCACCAGTCAATTACACGCTAGTCGCGGAGACGGGGTACTTCGTCCTGTATGGGCAGAATGTCACGCTGATTGGTCCGGATGGGCCGGATAGCGGGAGTGGGGGACTGATGAGCCAACTGGAACAACGTCGTCGGCGCAGCATCGTGGTGCTTGAGTGACCGCATTCGACAGCGCGGATTTGCTGGCGCAGCTTGCCGATACGCTGAATCTTCCCACCACACGGGAAGTGACGGACCCGCAGCTCTATACCCTGCTCTCCAATGGCCAGCGTCGGGTGATGCAGCAATTGGCCATGCATGTGCCCCATAGCAACTATCTCGCGCCCGAGCTGATGACGACGACGGATAGCGGGGCGACGTACACCTTTCTCTACTACCCGATGGGGCACGCGGAGATTCGGGAGAGTCGGGATGGGCTGGTACTCTATCCCGTGTCGGACTGGGATGATTACTCGGATGGGTATGTGATGGAAGGACAGACAATCCGATGGCCCAATGGGCGGACCCGCACGTTCAGTGCAGGACCGTATGCCCGCTACGTCCGGGTGCCTGATGTGATCTCTGCCTCGGTCGAGCCAATCCTTAAGCCGGTGCATGGCCGTATGGCAATTGTCTATGACGCCGCCTCGGAGTATGCGATGCAGGGCGGGTTACGGGACCCAAGTGCCTACCTGCTCCAACTCCAGCGGCTCCTGTGGGGGGATGCGAACACTCCCGGTCATCTTGGCTTGATCCCGACGCTCAAGACGCAGTATGCCTACCAGGGTATGACCCAAGCTCCCCAAGATGCCTACTGGTGGAGGGCTATACGATGACGGGCTCCGCCTTCCGGGTGAAGCCCGCGAAAGAGTACGCCTTCCCCAGTGGGCCGTGGGTGGGGATGAACGACGCCACGCAGCCTGTGGCGTCGGACGAAAGGCACGCGCTCCTCCTGGAGAATCTGTGGACTCGGGACATTCCCCACCAACCCTATGCGGATGGGCGACCAGGCTTTTCCCTAATGGGGACCCAGCAAGGGGTCTCGGATAACCGTGTCCTCCAATCCGAGGCGTTAGCCACCGCTCCCTGGGGCGGGACGGCGAGTGTTACCGCCGATTCTACGGTTGCGCCTGATGGGACGACGACTGCGGATACCCTGACGCGAGTCTCCTCAGCGATTGACGCCGCGGAACAAGTAGTGACCTGCCTGACGAACGGCACCTACAACGTCTCGCTGTACGTTAAGGCTGGAACCTCGGCGCGGATCGACGTAACCATCGGGAGTGTCCCCAGTAACCCGAACAGCAACAGCCCAGCGATCACCTTCTCGGGTGGGGTGCCGACGATCGTCAATGCCCATTTGCAGAATGGGAAAGTGACCGATGTAGGAAGTGGATGGTATCGGGTCTCGGTCGATGTCTATGACATCCTCGCCGCCTCAACGAATACGCTTTATATCTATCCCGCCCTCAATGGATCGGATGGCGAGACGGTCATTGTCTGGGGCGTGCAGATGACCGCTGGCACTGGAGTGGCGTTGTATCAGAAAACGACCACGACCGCCTCCTTTGTGGATGCCCACCGGAGCCAGCGGCACTACCAGTTTACCAAACTTGATGGGACGGAATACACCGTCTGGATCGTCGGCGGGAAGATTCTGACCTACAACTGGACCACCGAGACATGGAGTGAGCCCGTTACGACGGCGAACCTGACCACCGCAGCTATCACGCTCTCGACCACGGCTCGGGTCTACTGCAAGACGTTCGCCAATACCCTGCTGATCTCCGATGGGGTCAATGTCCCGTTTACTTGGGATGGCACTGCGGGTGCTGGTGGATTGGTGAAGCTCACCAATGCCCCGGTGTTCTTCGGGCAACCTGAGGTCTATTACGGGAAGATCGCCGCGATCAAGAACACCGAACGGAATACGTGGGTCTGGAGCGAGGAAGCGACCGCAAACACCGGCTATGAGGCAGGCGGGTATAACAACGCCTGGACCTTAGGGCAGACGGACCAAGAGGGGTTTTACGCGCTTGCGGCCACGGACAGCTCGCTCACCTTCTTGCGGCGCGAGGGGATTACCCAAGTCATCGGGCGGATCACCGACGATTTCCAAACCACTGGTACGCTGGATGCCGTGTCCCAAACCGTGGGAACGTTGAGCCCCGCGGCGGTCTATGTCTATGACCGCACCATCTATTTCCCGGGGAGCGATCAGCGATTCTACAAGATCGTGGGTTCGCAGCTCACCGAAGTGGCCATTGGTGGACGAGGCACCTTCGGGGGAGCGAGCCGGCTGCGTCTCTCTAATGCGCTTGTCGCTCCGTGGTCCGAAGGGGACCTCATCATCTTCGGGATTGCCGAAGCCAGCCAGGAATGGCCGAATCTGTTTTTCGCCGTCAATCCAGCTAACGATGAGCTGGCGGGCCTCTGGCGCGGCTGGGCCTGCACGACCCTAGATGGGGTGAAGGACGGCAACGGGGTGGGTGCTCTGGTGCATGGGGGTGGTCCCTCCTCTACTGTGGCTACGGGAACGAGTAGCCTTGCCGGCTGGGCCTATCTCCACGGGAATCCGGATGGGGTACTCTGGGATGATGGCTTTGCGGATGCGACGGTAGCGATCTCCCATCGGTTGACACCGGGATATCTCGGATTTGATGTGCGGACAGACAAACACTTCTATCAAGTCGATGTGTCGCTGTTGACGCCCACTGATCTTGAGTCGTTGACGATTGAGAGCGTGACCCAACGCGGGGCAGGGAGTACGCTGACGGTCACGGTTGTGGGAACCGGAAGCACGGAGTGGGACAATTTTGATTGGGATGACGCGGATTGGGCGGGGGAGAGTACCGAGCAGCATGTCGATTGCGGGCTCCGGCGTGACGGACGCTGGCTCAAGCTCACCTTAGGCCATGCCGCAATTGGGGAACGGTTCCAGCCCCAAGCGGTGCTGGTGCGAGCGTTCCGGCTGGATCAACGCGCAAGGATGCTATGAGCACGATCAGCACGTTAGTCAGCTTTACGGCTGGCACGCGGGCGAAGGCGGCAGAGGTTAATGCCAACTTCACAGCCATCCGGGATGTGGTCAACACCTATGGCGTCCTGATTGACGTTCCCCGGACGATTACAGCGGTGCAGACGTTTAGTCTGGCTCCGGTGTTCCAGGCGGGGATTAGTCTCACTGGCACGCTGACGATGGCGACCGCAGTAAGTAAGCTGGTGCCGGGCGCTACGTCGTTCAGTATCCGCAACAACGCGGACTCTGCGGATAATCTGATCCTGACCGATGCGGGGAACGGGACCGTTCGCGGGACGTTGACGGTCACGGGAACAATTACTGGGACCCTAGCGACCGCAGCACAGGCGAATATTACGAGTCTCGGGGCACTCACCGCATTAACGATTGCGGGCAATCTCACCTTCTCGGGCGCGAGTCGGCTCATTGTACCCGGGACGACGGCCTTGACCATTCGGAACGTCGGGGACTCCGCGAACGCCATCAACATCACCTCGACGACCGCCCAGATTGGCGGAACGGGAATCAACGCACTGCTTGGTGTAGCCTCACTTGCGACCAGCGCCACGTCGGGCTTCCCAGTCATCAGCGCAACGACTGGAACCCCTACTGGGGTAGCGACTCAAGGAGCCCTTGTGCTCGACAGTGCGAATAACAAGATGTGGGTGAGTTACGGTTCAGGGACATGGAAGTTTTGGGCGCTGAGCTGATGACGCGGATGTTGACGTTGACGCCCGAGCAGGCCGAGGGATTACGCGAGTTGATGCTGGCGAGTCTCACGGCGCAGGATCGGTTGCAACTCGGACTCGGGATGGTACTTCGGGGGCATGGGATCTTGGAGGCGAGTAACCCGAGTCTCACGGGGAACATCCTGAGCGTGACAGTGCCGGATGAGGAGCCATAGTGCCACTCCAGCGACTCGCGCTCTCGGGACTCGGGGATACGGCAATTGCCCGGGCGTTAAAGCGGATCGAGAATCTGTTCGGGCGGACGCCGGTCTTCGGGGCACATCGCACCGTGACGGCGGCTAGCAACATTCTGGATAGTGATGACTTGCTGTTATGCGATACGACGAGTGCGGGATTTACGGTGCTTTTACCCCCCGCACCAGAGAACCGAGGACGGCGGTTTACGATCAAGAAGCTGATCGCCGCTAATACGCTCACGCTGGATGGCAACGGCAGTGAGACAATCGACGGAGCGACGACCAAAGCCTGGACCACTCAGTATACCGCGTACACGGTCCAAAGCGACGGGACACAGTGGTGGATTGTCTAGATGACATTTCTTGCGGCGACAGAGACGCAGCTCCAGCCGGTGAGTGCAGACCGGGGGGATGCGAGCGTGACGTTGACGTGGGGGGCGGATGCGCCGATCCAGCGATTCACCACGGCGTTGACGGGGAATCGGACGGTGACTCTCTCCGCCACGACCGTGAATGGCGCGTGGTTTCGGGTAGTACGGAGCGGGTTAGGGCTGTTCACCCTGAATATCGGGGGCCTCTACACCATCGCAAGCGCCGTCGCGGCGAGCGTTGATGTACACCATGATGGCACTAGTTGGCGGCTCACCCGCGTGAGCCTCTTGTAGGAGGAGGACATGGGATTATTCGGTAGTTTGCTTGGTGCGATTCCCGGAGTGGGCACGGCGCTCAGCATTGGTTCCGGTTTGCTGGGAGCAATCTCGGGCGGGAAAGCGCAGAGCAAAGCCAACAAGCTGACGAAACAACAGCTTGACCTTGCCCTCAAGCGATACGCGGAAGGTGCGCCCTTTCGCTCGAAGCTGGCCGGGTTAGCGAATAACCTGCCTCATCAGCGGGAAGATTTGAGCAGCCTGTTCGCAGATCCTGGCAACCCATATTCGAGAGCAATCCCCCGGCCCTCGCTTGCAGCGCAAGTGCCTACTACGGCAACGCCGATAGCTCCTGTAGGACCTCCGCGTAATCCCCTCGCTGGTCCGGGGTCAGACATTCGGAGTCGGCTTGCCATGCAGATGAGGTTCCGCTAATGGCTGAATATGTGAATCCAAGTGCCCCAGTGCTCTACGGGAACCGGCCCCGACGCTCTCCCCTGGCGGAACAGATGGGAGAACTCGGGGGGCCGCAGGTACAGCCATTCAATCAACCCCCAGTTGCGCCTGAGGGCCTGTCTTACACGCCAACTACTCAACAGGGCACTCCGGTTTATCGCCCCCCAGCGCAGCCTCAGAGCGGCTATGCGGCTCTGACTCCTATCAATCCGGCTCAGGATTATCGGAGCCAGTCCATTACCCCGGGTTACGATCCTCGGTTAGCGACAGCAGGACGGCAAGCGGATACCTCCGCTGGTGCTTTAGCCAATTGGAGAGGTTACACCCCGTTTCAGGGGATTCCTTCTAATGACTCCTCGGTCAGTAACGCCCAACGACTCCTAACGGGCGCAGAGGGAGCGATTGGGGGGACCAGTCGGTATGAGGGAGCCTTTGACCCCCGCAACGTATCGGGAAGTGTTGGGTATGGTGGGGATACCCAAGGGGTACGCTCTGCCCTGGCTCGCCAACTGGGAAGCCTCCAAGGACCTGACCGCTCTGCCTTGGCGACCCAAGCCTACGATCTCCTGACCGAACGCTCGAAACCCGCTTATGAGCAAGAACTTCGGGGAGTGGGCCAGAAAGCCGCTGCCTTAGGACGGATTGGGGCGGGGATGACAACCAACGACTTAGGAGGGGTGCAGCAGCGGCGAGAGGAACAACTCGCCCAGCAGCGGCGGGATTTGTCCCTCCAAGCGGCGGGACAGACGCTCAACGACCGCTTGGGTATCGCAGGGGCGCTCCAAGGAGGCTTTGGGGCGCTCTCTGGTGAGGACAGGGCGGCGGCTGGCTTGGGACTTGAAGCCGCTGGGCTCCGAGGTTCCTTAGCCTCGCAGGGGGCGAACCTCGGACTTGAACGGGGACGGGCGCTTAGTGGATTGAGTGAGCAAGTCTACGGACAAGGGAGAGGATTGCGGGAGGAGGACCGGGGAGAACGGGATGCCCGGTTCGGGCTGGAGAACGCCAACCTCAATGCGCGACGTGGCATCTTCGGAGACTTGAGTGGTCGGGAGAGCCAAATCTTCGGCCAGAACCAAGGACTCCGGGAGGAGTTGCGAGGGGAGCGGGGGTATCAGACCGAGCAAGCGCAACAGGGCATCGAGAACGCGGTGCAACAGCGGATGCTGGAGGAATCGCTTCTGGGAAGTGAGTTTGGGCGCTCCATGGACACGGCGGACCTCTACGGGAAACTTGGCTATGGCTATGCCGGTGATCCGACGCAAGCCTTAGGGGAAGCGGCAGGGAACTACCAGGGTCAAGCCGACACCGCATTTGGTGGGATTGGGGATTTACTCTCGCAGTATCTGGCCTCCAATCCTAACGCGCTGCGGCGGACCCCGACCAGCATTGCGGGCCGCCCGATTGACGACATTATCGCCGCTCGACCGCAGGTGAAGAACACTACAAGGTACGGCTGAGATGGGCTGGCTTGACGCGATTTTGCAACGAGCGCCGGGGATAGCGGCGCAGGGACTCGCCGGCAAGCGAGCAGGACAGGATCGTCTCCGACAACAGGAGATAGAGGACGAAAAGCGCCAGCGCGATATCCAACAAGCCGCACTCCAAAAAATGATTCTTGAAGGAACCTTTGCGCGGCAGAACGCGGCGGAGACTCGGGAAGCCGAACTCTCCCCGTATCGCAAACGCCTACTTGCCGCCCAAGCGGCCGATGAAGAAGCCGCTGCGGCAGGGACGGGGCGCTACGCCCTTAAGCCGGACCAGAGCCCCGGCTTCCATCTAGTTGAGGAAGAAGGGCGACAGGTTGCGGTAGACGATCAAGGCCGTCCCATTGGAAAACCCTTCGGGGCGAAGCCAAAGACACCGCCTCAACCCGTGATCGTGTCTGGTGTTGTTGATGGGCAACCTGGCATCTACCGGGTTCCTAAGGCTGGAGGTACCGCAAGCGCTGTCTCAGGACCAGGAGGAACCGCCCTCGCTCCGGTCAGCGGCCAACCGACCGAATCGCAGGATAAAGCGGCGGCGTACTTCCGGCGCGGAACCGATGCCCTGACTAACCTAAACGCCCTCGAAGCGCACGGCTACGCGGCGGGTACGGGGGTCACGCTGCTCGCTGGTGGGGCTCGCAAGGGTGGGCTCATTGGTATGGCATCCCGGGCACCGCTCAGCGGACCAGACAAGCAGTTCTTACAAGCAAGCCAGCAATTCGTGAACGCTATCAATCGTCGAGACTCAGGTGCGGCGATTGCTGAGAGCGAGTGGGAGGACGCGTTGAGTAGGTATCTCCCGGTGCAAGGTGATAGCCCCGAGTTGTTGGAGCAGAAGCGGCGCTCTCGACAGATCGAACTGGAAAGCCTAAAAGCAGGCAGCGGGCGTGTACTCAATCGTCCCGGAGCAACTCCAGCCGGTGCTGAACCGGATGACGCAGATACGATAGCAGATGCTTGGCTTAAGGCGCGCGAAGAGAAAAAGAAAAAGCCGGAATGAGCGACGACCCGCAACTCCGCAAGATGTTAGCGGCGCTCATTCGCCGGGGAGCCTCTGAGGAGGACTTAGAGGCTTATACCCAGGAATACGAGCAGGCTCACCGCTTCGCCAACCCCGCTCTTGCGGCCCGGACTGCGGAGGGGGAGCACATCCTTCCCGGCGCACCCCGCAAAGAAAGCTTTGGCGAGAAGGTTGCTGGCACAATAGGAGCCGGTGTGCAGGGGCTCACGCTCGGCGAAAGTGATGAACTCGGGGGAGGAGCTGCTGCGTTAGGAGCTCTGCTGCCTGGGGGACGTTCGCCTAGTCAAGCCTACCGAGAGACGCGGGATGCTGCCCGCCAGCAGATTCATGGTTTCCAGAAAGAGCATCCCGTAGTGTCCACTGTAGCGGAACTCGCGGGAGGACTCGCCCTACCATTCGGAGCGGCTAAGGGAGCAGGACGGGCAGTAGGGTTTCTGCCTAAGGTGTTCAAGGGCGCTATGACGGGTGGGGTGACTGGCGGCGCCTATGCGTTTGGGAAAGCGGAGGGGACACCGGAACAGCAAATCGCGCAGACCGCTCAAGGCACAAAACTCGGCGGAGTGTTCGGGGGTACTCTCCCGGCGGTAGCGAAGCTTGGTCGCTTGTTTGGATTTGTTTCCAAAGGAGAGCAGAACCAAGCCGCGCTGGATGCCATTGAGTCCGCGATTACTCGGAGCGGTCAGAAGGCCGACGATGTGCTCGCTAGAGCCGAAGCTTTTATGACGGAGCACGGACGCCCGCCAAGTCTTGCACAAGCTTTGGGACCAGCAGCGAAACAAGTTGTTATTGGCATGGCAGGGATTGGGGATGAGGCGGCGGGCAAGGCGGCAACCTTCGCCAGAGGTCTCCCTGAGGGGGATTTGGCGAAGTGGATGCAAACCGCGAGTGAGCAGGCCCCTCCTAAACTCGGTTTCCCAAGTGCGATTGGGTTGAAGTACACCGTGCCAAGAGCTGTCCTAGGACGAGGGTTGGCCAAATCTGCTCGCAAGGAATCGGAGACCACACTCGAAAAGCTGATGGGTTCCGTCGAAGGCTATCTCGGTCCACTGGGGGAAAAGGGTGGTGGGGTTGCTCCCCCCGTCTCTCCGGTCCAGGCGCAAGCCTTGGAGTCCATGCTGCTTAAAAATGCCCCAGTGCCTCCAGCGGGTTCTATGGGCGAACTCCCGGTTTCAGGAGGGAATCCCAATCTCGCCACGTCGGCAAATCCATCTCGCATGTCGGAAATCGAGATCGCCCGCCGCAACAAACTGCTGGGGATCAAAACCCCGTCAGTCCGTCCGGGGTATGGCGCACCTGCGGGAGGCCCTTCGGAGATCGAGTTGGAAGCGTTGGCCAAGTATCTCGCGGACCCGGCGCATCAGGACGAGAACTTAGAGACCTTGCTGCAGATGAGCCTAGACCAGCTCCAGCGCACTGGGAGTGCGGGAGGACTGCAACGGGCGAAGCCACCCGATCCCAAGGTGCTGCGAAAGATTCTCGGGATGAGTGGAGTCCTGGGATTGTCGGCAGGTGTAGGGAATCGTCGGCCTTAAGGGGTATTCCGTGCATGGACGAACTGACTTCACGCGAACTCAAGATCGAGTTCGATGGGTTCCGAGAGCTAGTAGATCAACGATTCTCTGCGAGTGATGCCGCAGTCCAAGCGGCACAGACCGCAACAGAAAGAGCTGCTGCCAAGACCGACGACGCGTTACGCGAATACAAGGTTGGGGCCAATGAATGGCGGGATACGGTCAAGGATATTGTGGCTGCGATTCCGCGCCGGGAGGAAGTGAACCGGATCGTAGAGGATTTAGAGAAAGCCTTTGATGCCCGGATTGGGGGCATGGAACGCGGTTTGGGTGCTCGGATCGATGCATTGCAGAAGGACGAACAGCTCAACACGGATGCCCGGATTGTGGGGGCGGCGACGCTCGCGGAACGGGACAAGGCGCATGCTCGGTTGATTTGGAAAGTGGGCATAGGGATTACCGTGCTCAACTTCGCCATCGGGATGATGCTGCGGCTGATGCAACTCTAAAGGAGGGCCGTATGACTGCTCCACAAGTTGTGCCATTTCCCACGGTGCGATGGCTCATCAACGCTGCCATCGTGCTCTATCTCATCATGGCTGTGTTGGTGTTCATTTTCGGGGTTTTTGCGTGGCTCTTCGCTCACGGATCCGATTTCGTCGACACCGTAGTGCGAGGCTCCCTCCTCTGGCCCGCGCACTTCCTCGGGGTCATTCGATGACCGACCATTATTAGGGTGCCCCAGAAGAAGAAGCGCCCGATGAAGAAACCGGAGCCCGTGGAGACACGGCTACCGGCCTCGCCGCAAGTGGCGGGGATGGTGGAGCGGGTCGCCAACAAGACGGGGAGCCCGCTCTACCGGCGGATAGAGACATTCGCCTTCGTCGCAGCGATCGTCCAGCTCTTGGGCTATCAGACGGTGGAACTACTTCACAGGGCTGATGTGATCCACGTCAACCAGGCGCATGAAGGATTCCCGTGGGGGACACTGATCAGCTCGGTGATCCTGATTAGTCCGAAAGTGATTGGGAAAGCCTTCGCAGGGCGGGCGCTGGTGGCGATTGCCGGCGGGCAGACTAGCGGCACTACTGCAGAGCGTCCCACGGAGGGACCGTGAACATCTCTCCCGGTGGCCTCAACCTGATTAAGAAGTTCGAGGGGCTAGAGCTGCATGCCTATCTGGACGGAGGAGGCGTCCCCACGATAGGCTACGGAACGACCCGCTATCCCAATGGGGAGAAGGTCAAGATGGGGGATGCTTGTACGCTGGAGGAGGCGGAACAGTTTCTCGCCCACGATGTACAGCACTTCGTCTTAGCCACAGATGCGCTCACTACCGACCGCGTCGTGCAGCGGCAATTCGATGCCCTGTGTTCTTTGGTCTACAACATCGGAGCGCAAGGGTACAAAGGCTCCACCGTGCGGCGACTCATCAATGTGAATCCCGATGATCCGCACATTCCTGCTGCGTGGGAGCGGTGGTGTTATGACAACGGCCACATGGTGCCGGGCCTGTTGAAGCGGAGGAAGGCGGAAGTCGCCTACTACCTCGGATGATGTTCTGGCTGGGGGAGGTTCCGGTTATTCTGGTGTTCGCTGTCGTTAACTATGTGCTGATCCGCCCGCTCGAATGGTGCTGGCAGCAGATAGAGCCGCTGTTCGCATGATCTGGATTGGCGTCATCCTCCTCGGAATCGGGGCCGTGCTCTGGCTCCTGCGTGCCTTGTTGATCCGGGGTCAGTATCGGGTGTTAGAATCGTATGTCCTCGATGGGGAGGAAGTGCGGGTGGTACTGCACTTCGGCTCCCGCTATCCCAAACTCCTAGGGCACCAGGGGAGTTATGCCGGGAAGGGGCATCTCTGTTTTCGGGCCTACCCGCAAGGCTATCCCGTGCAAGTCATCGGTGTGCCATGGGTAACGAGTCTCTTGGTGGCGCACGAGCTCGCGCACGATATCGACCGGAGACGTAGGGGGTTCTGGGGGTTTTGGAGTCGGGCCTGGTGGATGATGCTCACGAAGTCGTATAAGGATCGCGCTTTTGAGCAGGAGGCGATTGCCGCAGCGCCGTTGCTGTTGGCGGGGAGTTATCCCGGGGTGGAGGCCCACGACATGCTCTATCGGGAAGTATGAAGTTCACCCCGGTTCACCTCATCGCCTTGGTTGGTGTGATCGGCGCCGTAATCGCATTTGATAGATGGAGTGGCCGCGAAGATCGCTGGCGGGAACGGTTAGCCAATGCGGTGCAGGAGGCAAAGCAAGGGGACTCGCTCCAGCATGTGCGGGACTCCCTGCGGCATACCAAGGATTCCACCGAGCAAGCGGCGCTGATAGCGAAAGCGGATTCTGAGGAAGCGACCCACCTCCGATTAGCGCGGGAGAACGGCAAGCTCCGGGTGCAGCTCGCGCAGGCTCCTACCCTACCGGATACGGTCAGAGTTCAGGCGCGGATCATCGTGCAGCAGGATTCCATTATCGCCTCGGATTCAGCGCAGAAGGTGACACTCCGGCAAACAATTGCGAAGAAGGACGAGACGATCATTGACCTCAACGCGAGCCTCACGGATACCCGAAGGCGGTTAGCGGATTTGATTGCGGTAGCCGACAAACCTCCGAAGGAGTTCAAGTTCCTGGGGCTGAATCTTTCCTTGAAGCCTTATATCGGGGTGGGTCTCAACGTCTCACCTCAGGCCAAGGTCAACGGCGGGCTTCAGCTCGGGGTGAGCATCCTCCGAGGATGATTAGAGTACCCGGAAAAGGATCATTCCCAGGAGGGCAAGCAGGAGGAACCCCAGGAGCCAGCGGGGTGTTCGGACCTGGGCGGAGCCAGGACGCCGGGGTTGAGAATCGAATGACACGGGTCCGATATTCGGTCAGACGCCCCGATCCGTCAACCCCTATAACATCTCATAGGGGGCTTTACGCGCCTGCGTGGAGGCATACGTTCGACCGGTCCTGCTCGGGAGGACGTTACGGAGCCGGCTGTGTTTCGTGCGACCCGAGCGATCCCCCGGCTGGGCATTGAGGTTGGGGATCGGGTCGCCTGGGACCCAGAAGCGGCGGCGTTGTGGGCACTCTGGCGTCCAATCTTAGAACCCACTTCTGCGGAGTTGGGCATGCTGGACCCCCTCACGCCACTCCCCTGCCCCGTTTCGGGGGTCCCCCAGGCCGACCGGTCCGCTTTGCCGTCCGTCCGGGCTCGTCATCTTCGGGTGGTGCGGTAGGCCGTAGGAGGCGCTGGGCCTTGTCCAGTGCCAGTTGAGCCTGTCCGACCCAGCCGGACACATCCGAAGGTTCCTGTAGGCTGCCCAGCGCGAAATCTGGCCCGTCTACGCCGAGCGCGGCGGCGAGTTTTGCCACGGTGTCAGGCGAGGGGTTCCCTTCCCCGGACAGGATGTCGTAGATAAAGGACCTGGTCACCCCGGATTTAGCCTCCAGCGCTCGTTTGTTGGTTCGCCCCGACCGTGCCATTGCGTCCCGTAACCACTTCCCCACGACCTGCCCGTAGGTAGCCAAAACCTCACCTCTTGCGCGAAGTCCGGTAGTGCCGTACATTGTCCTGTGTCAGACCACACAGGGATGTATCAGACTATGACGGACAATCTGCCACCAGAAACCCGGACCGTCAAACCGCAGGACAAGCGGTCCCGTATCTACTGGCCCCCCAACGAGTTCGCGC